TCTTTAATATCAAACTCAACTGCGGCAGAAGCAACGGATACCAACGGACTAACAGCATTTAATTCAGATGGGTTCTCACTAGGAACTGATGCTAACTACAACGGAAGTGCTAGAACCTTTGTCTCATGGAACTGGAACGCTGGCGGCTCTAACGCTACCAACACCTCTGGCACTATAACCAGCACAGTTAGGGCAAATACGACTAGCGGGTTCTCGATTGTTACTTATACCGGAACTGGCTCTAACGCTACTGTGGGTCATGGGCTAGGTGTTGCTCCGCAGATGGTGATTGTGAAGAAGCGATCTAACGCCGGTAATCAATGGCGTGTTTGGCATACAACACTGCTCGGCACTGAATACCTTACGTTAAGCGGAACAGATGCAAAAGGAACTGCTGCGGGTATTTGGAATAGCACTACTCCAAGCTCCACCGTGTTCAGCCTTGGAACGGATAACGATGTTAATCAGAGTACGCATACATTTGTAGCCTACTGTTTCGCCGCAGTAGCGGGGTATAGCGCCTTTGGAAGTTACACGGGCAATGGTTCTGCTGATGGGCCGTTTGTTTACACGAACTTCCGTCCTGAGTTTGTGATGATTAAAAATGCGTCTGCAACAGGAGATTGGTTTATTTATGACGCAGTAAGAAACACATACAACGTTGCAGATAATCGATTAAAACCAAATTTATCAGATGCAGAAGGAACTGGAGGAAGTTTTGGCCCAGATATTCTGTCTAATGGTTTTAAGATGCGCTCTAATTTTGGTGAAATGAATGGTTCTGGAAACACCATAATTTACATGGCCTTTGCCGAATTTCCCTTTAAATTCTCCCTCGCTAGGTAAAACATGGACTACCCCGGTAAAGTCATAACCAAGAATCAGGTAACTCCTACCCAGACCTCTGCTACGGGTGTATGGACGCTGGACGATCAAGCCGCAGCCATCAAAAACAACAACTGGCCCGTGGCCCTTGTTCCAAACCCCATCTCTAAAAGCCTGAGATTCAATAGTGCGGATACAGCATACTTAAACAGAACATTTACAACGCCAACAAATAATTTAAAGTGGACTTGGAGTGGGTGGATAAAAAGAAGTGCTGCCGTAGACGCAACAATCTTCTCGCAAGGTATTGGCGCAACAAATACTTATGCTCACCTTTATTATTCATCTACTGGAGAATTAAATTTTAGGCAAGTCAATGGCTCGGGAACTATTGTAGCAGCCAAAACAACCACCGCCTTGTATCGGGATTATTCGGCTTGGTATCACGTTATATTGGTTTATGATTCTGCAAATGCAACATCAACAAACCGTTTATTGCTGTATGTAAATGGTGTGCAGATTACAGCATTTTCTGCTTCTACCGACCCATCCCTTAATCTTGCAAGTTATATCAATTCTGCTGCGGCGCATAGGATTAGTTCGGTTCAATATAGCCCTGTTTTATATTACTTCGACGGCTACCTAACCGAGATCAACTTCATCGACGGTCAGGCTCTTACCCCATCAGACTTTGGCCTAACCAATCCACAGACAGGTCAATGGATACCTAAGAAGTACACAGGAACCTACGGGACTAACGGGTTCTACTTGAACTTCAAGGATGCGACCTCGACCACCACGCTGGGCTATGACTACTCTGGCAACGCTAATAACTGGACTACTAACAACTTTAGCGTGACCGCTGGTGCTGGCAACGACAGCCTTACGGATGTGCCTACCCCGTGGGTTGCGTATAACACCACAGGTGATGTAGGCGGGGTGATACGGGGCAATTACTGTACTTGGAGTCCTTTAGCAAAACCAGCGGCATCAAGCACTTCAAACGGTAATTTAACTGCTGTAACAACAACGGCAGCAGATGAACGGATATTTTCAACCATTGCTGTATCGTCTGGTAAATGGTATTGGGAAGTAACTCCTACTGCAATTTCTAGCGGTGGCTGCATGGTTGCGGTAACAAGTTCTGCGTATGAGTACAAAACCGCTAACCTTGCAAGTGGCGATGATGGTTATGGATACTACACAACTGGAAATAAATACAACCCTTCAACTGCAACTGCTTACGGAAATACATTTACAACAAATGATGTAATTGGCGTTGCGTTGGATATGGACAACGGCAAGATTTACTTTTCTAAAAACGGTACATTTCAAAACTCTGGAGACCCAGTAGCAGGAACAAATGCCGCATTTACTTCTATTAGCGGCACTTACACTCCGTCAGTAAGCAACGGTGGAACGGGGTCTTCTTGTACGGTAGAAGCCAACTTTGGTCAACGCCCATTTGCGTATACGCCCCCAACAGGATTCCGTTCACTATGTACCACTAACCTACCAGCAACGGCTATTGGCTTTGGGCTAACGAATCAGGCTTCAAATTACTTTAATGCAGTATTACGAAACGGTTATGGCTCAAGTGGTGGAACTTTAGATTGCGGATTTCAACCTGATTTTGTTTGGGAAAAAGTACGCAATAGTGGGGCTGCATTTCATAATCTTTTAGATTCAAACCGAGGCTTACCAAAAAATCTGTGGTCTAACGATTCGGGTGCAGAAACAAATGCAACTTGGTTTACTGGTTTTGTAAGCAATGGAATAACATTTGGCACTAATGATTATGGAAGTTCAAGTTCACTTGTTGATTGGGTTTGGAAAGCCAACCAAGGCGTTAACGTAACCAACACCGCTGGAACCATAACCTCGACAGTCTCAGCAAACACAACTGCTGGCTTCTCTATTGTTACTTATTCAGGCGCTGGAACCACAAGTTCCACTATTGGACATGGGCTTGGAGTAGCGCCGTCAATGTTCATAATTAAATGCCGCAATAATTTTACAGGCGCAACAATATGGCCGGTTTACCATGCGTCTGTTGGAAATACAGCATATCTTGATTTAAGTTCTACAAACGCCGCATCTACATTAACTGCCGGTTGGAATAATACTTCTCCAACTTCAACTGTCTTTACGGTAGGGAGCGCAGCCGGTGTTAATGGTAGTGGTAATACGTTTGTAGCCTACTGCTTTGCCGCAGTACCGGGGTACTCTGCCTTTGGTTCGTATAATTCTAATGCTTCGTCAGACGGGCCGTTTATCTACACAGGGTTCCGTCCTAGATTTGTAATGATTAAAAAAGCAACTGGTAGTGTGAATGCAAATGCGGGTTGGTATATGTTTGATACAGCAAGAGGAACTTACAACGTAATTGGCCCTTACGTTCAAGCAAATTTATCAGACGCAGAAACAACTGGCTCAATTATAGATACGCTATCCAACGGCTTTAAACTTCGTATTGTAGATATAAGCGTAAACGGATCAACTGCTGGCGATACTTATATTTACATGGCATTTGCCGAGTCACCCTTTCAATTTGCTAACGCACGATAATTTTTTAAGGAGAACATTATGTTCGCAATAGTTCAAAACGGTAACATCGTTCAACTTATCCAGACGGATGTAGGCTTTACCATCGGAGAAAAGCAGTACTCCGCAAGGTTTATCCGCAACGCTACAGAGGCAGAGCGCAAAGCCGTGGGTGTCTACGAGATTATCTACGGTCAGCAACAAGACCAGCGGTTCTATTGGGTAACTGGCCCTAACTACCGTGTCAACGAGACCAATCAGACGGTTGAGGCTACGTTTAATGCGACCCCCAAGGCCATCGAGGACAAAGAAGAGTCAGATGTTCAGGGCAACCCCCTCTACGTTCAGGTCTTGGGCGTGGTCAATGGACAGCCTGCAATGGTTGACTCCACGGAGCGTCTGGTCACTAAGGGTCTCAAGTCACAGTACGTAGCCCAGACCAAGCAATCCGCAGGTTTACTGTTGGCTGCAACTGACTGGATGGTGATCCGCAAAGCAGAGCGCAACGTGGACATCCCTGCCGCAACCCAGACCTACCGTGCTGCCGTGGTCGCCGAGTGTGCTCGTTTAGAGACCGCTATCTCCGGTGCCGCTTCGGTCGAGGCTCTGATTGCTGTAGTTAACGCCCAGAACTGGCCCCAGGCATGAAAGCTCTAATCGAAGCCGCTACGGTAGATGGCCAGGTCTCGGCAAAGCACGAGATCGAAATCTTTTGCCCGAACTGCACACGTGATGTGGATGCACAGGAGCTATCCAATCAGGTCTGCAATGACTGCGGCTTTGATCTGAGCGAGCCAAAGCAAAACGTGGCCATACACGTCACCACCCTTCCGGCTGCTGGAGGCAAGATTTTCTGATGGGTGTCTGGGCGTTGACTTTTTTATTTTTATTGCTACCTTGGGTTCTGTTTATTTAGGGACAGGGGAATGAATTTTGTCAGATTTAGATCCGATTATCGGTACCGCAAAGGCGGCAACCCAAAGCATTAAGTCTGCCATTCAATCGGGCAAGGAGATAAGTTCAGCCGTTGAATCGATTCAAAACTTTGGTATGGCGGAGGTCAAAGCCCGCCACGCTTTTAAGACGGTACGTAAGAGCCAGGAAGGTGAAATAACAATCATGACCGCCATGAGTGAGTGGCGCAGGCTAGATCAGATTCGCCGCATGGAGTTGGAAGTAAAAGACTTTCTGATCCAGCAGTTTGGGCATTTCAAGGGTGAGGAAGAGTTTGAGAAGGTTAAGAAGATTAAAGAAGACATGATAACTCGTCATACCAAAAACAAAGACGAGCTAGGTCGGGACGTCAAGAAGTTGCGAGAGTTGCAGATTATTTGTGTGATGCTGGCGTTTATGGTTGTCACTATTTATTACATCATGAAGGGTCATCTGTAATGGCTGAGGAAAAACTGAACGCTAACGACACGCTCTCCAAGGTGCTGGCGTACGTTGACTCGCCGTTCAAACTTATCGCCCTGATCCTCATGGCGGTCTTGGCCTTTGGCGGCTGGATGCTGTACGACAACAAAGACCTGATCGTAGGCACTTATAAAGAGCACCAAAAGCTCCCCGACATCGTGGAAGACCGGGTTGAGGACGCTGTAGCCCATCTGTTTAAAACCACGGGTGCGACTACTGTGGCAGTGTTTAAGGTGAACCCCCTGCTTGGAACCCGAGTGCAATATCGGGCCTACACCAAAGAGGGCAGAGACAAGACGAACGATGGGCTGGACGTAGGACTTTTTACAACCAACCAGGCCAACAACCAGGACGTAGTTAACCTCATGGCAGGCAATACGCCCTGTGGTGAGTACAAGGCAGCGCAGTCAGAGATTGGCCTGTGGTACATCGAAAAAGGTATGCGGTTTGGGTGCCGGATTAGTATCCCGCCAGAGCCAAGTAGGTTTATAGGACAGATTACCGTGGGCTGGGACAAGCCCCCGGCTGACTTAGACCAGACCAGGGCGATGCTCAATATCGCCGCAACCATGCTTTCAAGGAGTAAGAAATAATGTTCCCAATTGCTGCTTTGTTATCCATTGGTGAGAAGGTGCTGGACAAGGTGTTACCGGACCCAGAAGCACGGGCCAAGGCCCAGGCAATGCTTTTAGAGATGCAGCAAAAGGGTGAGCTTGCCCAATTGCAAGCGGACATGAATGAGCAAGATAATCTGACCAAGCGGGCTGAGGCTGATATGAAGTCGGATTCTTGGCTATCCAAGAATATTCGCCCCATGACCCTGGTCTACATCCTGACTGCCTACCTGGCTTTGGCTATCATGGATGCCATGGGGTTAGACATATCCGATAATTTCGTATCTTTGCTGGGCCAGTGGGGCATGCTGGTGATGTCATTTTATTTTGGGGGACGCACCCTTGAGAAGGTCATGGACATGAAGGCCAAGCAAAAATGAACCTGACCGCTAACTTCACCTTGTCTGAGCTAGTCAAAAGCGATACCGCTTTGCGTCATGACATGGATAATACACCTGGGGAGAAAGAAATTGAAAACCTTAAAACTTTGGCTGAGAAAGTTTTGCAGCCTATTCGGGACCATTATCAAAAAGGCGTCAAGTGTAACTCGGGCTACCGAGCGCCGGAAGTCAACCAAAAAGTCGGTGGATCACGGACCTCGGACCACTGCAAAGGGCAGGCAGCGGACATCGAAATCCCAGGCGTCCCCAACGCGGACCTCGCCCAATGGATCACGGAAAACCTCGACTTCACGCAAGTCATCCTCGAGTTCTACACGCAAGGTGTCCCGGACAGTGGCTGGGTCCACGTCAGCTACGACCCGGAGAACCTCAAAAAGCAAGCCTTGACCGCCGTCAAGCAAAACGGTAAAACGGTGTATCTACCAGGACTTGTTGCTTAAATGGCCTACTTTCGACTCGCCTTAAAACCCGGCATTGACAAACAGAACACCGAGTACGGTGCCGAGGGCGGCTGGATCGATGGCGACTATATTCGGTTCCGATATGGCCTGCCTGAAAAACTAGGTGGATGGACTCCTTTTGGTGGTTCAGAAGTCTACTTGGTAGGGATGAGTAGTGAGGTATTTACATGGAATGCTTTGGATGGCACTCCTTATGTAATGGTCGGGACCGATAAAAAACTATACGTTAGTTCGGGTGGAAACTGGGCGGATGTCACACCAATTCGGTCAACGACGGCAGCAGGGGATGTCACTTTTGCGGCTTCTACCGGGAGCAATATTGTCACCGTGACGGATGCAGGTCACGGGGCGATTAGTGGCGACTTTGTCACTTTCTCTGGCGCGGTATCCCTTGGTGGGAATATCACGGCTGCGTTATTAAATGCTCAGTTTCAGATCCAGCAGGTAACAGGAGCCAATACTTACACGATTCAAGTAGGTGCCACGGCTAACTCCTCTGACAGTGGTAACGGCGGGGCATCAGTGGTAGGCGTTTATCAGATCAACGTAGGAACTGACGTAAGTTATTTTGACTTTGGATGGGGCACAGGTACTTGGGGGCTGTCAACTTGGGGCACTCCTCGTCCGGCATCTGCGGCAACTGCGTTGTATTCCAGGGTCTGGCAGTTTGATAACTACGGTGAAGATGTTGTTTGCCAACTGGTTGACGGCGGGATATATCTGTTTGACACCAGCGGCGGAGCCATCACAGCCAACAAGGCAACGGCGATTTCAGGGGCCCCAACAAAGTCAACGTATGCTCTTGTATCTACCCCAGACAGGCACCTTGTGTGCTTTGGAACAGAATCCACGGTAGGAACACCGTCAAGCCAGGATCCAATGTTTGTACGGTTCTCTAACCAAGAGGATATAAACACGTTTACGGAAACTGCTACTAATACGGCAGGCGGGCAGCGGCTGACAGACGGCAGCAAGATTGTAACGGCCATACGTTCTCGTGGACAGATATTAATATTCACCGACACTTCCGTACACGGCCAGCAATATGTAGGCCCACCATATACCTTTGGATTTACACAGTTGGGTGCCAACTGCGGCTGTATTGGCCCACACGCAGCGGTAGACGTCAATGGACTAGCCTTCTGGATGGGCACGGAAGCGTTCTATCTCTTTGATGGTACCGTGAAAAAGATGCCTTGCACGGTCCAAGACTTTGTCTTTAAGGACATTAATCTAGTACAAGGGACCAAGGTCCATGCTGGTGTTAACTCACAGTTCAACGAGGTAACCTGGTGGTATTGTTCATTTACCAGCGACTACATTGATCGCTTTGTGAGCTATAACTATTTGGAAAACGTATGGTCTGTGGGCACCATGGCAAGAAGCGCTTGGACGGACATTGGAACATACGACAAACCGTTGGCCACTCAGTACTTGTCTTCTAGTACAGCGACCCCAACAGGATCGACCATTTACGGCTTGACGGCTGGGCGTTCACTTGTGTTTAACCAAGAAGATGGGGTAAATGGTAATGGCACTGCGATTAATGCGTATATTAAGTCCGGCTATTTTGACCTTGGTGATGGCGATAACATGCTGCTTATGTCTCGCTTTATACCTGATTTTAAGAACCAGGTCGGCAATCTTACAGTGCATTTATTACTTCGGCCTTATCCCCAATCCACAGCCAGCCCCTCCTCCCTCGACCCGTATGTCATTACGCCGACTACGCAGAAGGTTGATACACGGGCAAGGGGACGGCAGATAAGCCTTAGGATAGACAGCAGTGATTTAAATACTAACTGGCGGTATGGTACGTTGCGTGTAGATATTCAGCCGGATGGGTTGCGATGAGCAAAATAACCAATGTTCGCTTACCGGATACCTCATCTACCGCTGTCTATGACCCACAAAAGTTTAACCAACTTGTGCGGTCTCTTGAGCAAATTATTCTTCAACTTAACACAACCTATACTCCGATTACTTCTGAAAACACACTTGGAGCATTATCTTGGTTCGAAGCAAACGGAGGGCAGTGTGAAATGAACTCAGGATCAACAGTTCCGATATCGATAGGTGGCACCAACACTGATGCGTTTGGTCGTTTACGGGTCTCTCAGCCTTACACTCTTTTTGATAGCCAGCAACGCTACGCTCCCGACAATCAGTTTGACACCAGCACGGTTAACGGAGCATCAACTACTTTCTTGACTAATGAATCTGCGGTGCAGATGTCGGTGGACAGCACCACGAATTCAGAAGCGGTGCGGCAGACTTTCCGCTCAATGTCTTATCAGCCCGGAAAAGGGCTTTTGATGCTAGCCACATTCGCTATGAACACGCCTACAGCCAACATCCGTCAGCGTGTGGGGTACTTCAATACCCAGAACGGCGTATTCTTTCAGGTAGACGGCACCACACTTTCGATGGTACTGCGCTCAGATTCAATCCCCACACCCGGAACGCCAAGCGATGTTCGCACCGTAACCCAAGCCAACTGGAACGGCGATAAATTGGATGGCACAGGGGCGTCTGGGATTACTCTTGATGTGAGTAAAACGCAGATTCTATGGATGGACTTTGAGTGGCTTGGGGTTGGGTCGGTGCGTACTGGCTTTGTGATTAATGGACAATACATCGTCTGCCATACGTTTGATAACGCCAACGATAAAAGCACGACCTATATGACCACCGCTATTTTGCCGGTGCGTTATGAAATCAAAAATCTGTCAAATGCCACAACGGCTAGTATGAAGCAGATATGCTCTACGGTCATTTCTGAAGGCGGGTATGAACAGTACTCACCCAGCCACTTGGCGCGTCGCACAACCAAACTAAGCAATATACAACTAACGTTCAAGCCAATTGTGTCAATACGAATGGCCTCTACAGCACTTGGATCGGTGATTATTCCGGGACGGATGCAGGTTATTCCTATTACAAGCCAAAGTTATGAAGTGGGGTTATTTTTTAACACCACTTTGACTGGCGCATCTTGGGCGGCTGTTTCGTCTGATGCCAATGTAGAAATGGATACTTCTGCAACCGCCATGTCAGGCGGTACTTTGGTGCAAACAGACTATGTGTCGTCAAGCGGCTCGGGCGGTATTCAGCCCTTGGTTGACCCCGCTGGCTATAACTGGGCGCTTCAGTTAGGCACTTCTTTAGCTGGGGTTAGCGACATTTTGACCCTTGGAATCCGAACTGTAGATTCTGCAACTCCCCAAGGCGACTGCTACGGCACGATTGCCTTCTGGGATCTCACCCAATAACGCCATGGCTAATAAATATTTTCACCAAGTCCTAATCCCGGCGGCAGCTACCGAGACGACTATTTATACCGTCCCAGCGGCTAATACTGGAATTATCCGGTCCTTGCGTGTCACAAATGCTGGGTCAGCCGGGGCAACCGTGACCGTCACCCAATACAACACTAGTGGGGGTACTACCCACTATTTATTGCGTGGGAAGTCCGTCCCGGTCAATACGACGATTGACGTTTTCTGTGGGATTCCGTGCGTCCTGGAGGCTGGAAATCTGTTAAAGGTCACCTCTTCTGTGGCCTCAGTAACCTTTTATTTAAGCTATTTGGAAGTAGACAGAAACTAATGAAATACGTGATAATACCTGCCATATCCGCGTCCTTTCCCGACGCGCGGCCCTATGCGGCTATTGGCACAAACTGGAAAGGATAAAAATGGAAGACCAAGGAATCATGGCACTCCCGATGGGAGGCATGCAAGGCCCCACAGCACAGCCACCGGCCCAAATGTTTGACCCGGCTGCCTCGGCTGCATTTGAACAAATGCGCGGTCAGATATCTCCCAAGGAGTTCAGCTCCGAGATCTTGACGGCAGCGGAACAGGTTGACCCAGCCGCAGTTCGGCAACTGCGTCAGGCCCTATCAGGGCTACGTCTCCCTCAGGAGATTATTGATGCTTTGCAACAAATTGTCGAAGTTATCTTGCGCGATCCGCAAAACTATGACGCAATCCGCCAAGACCTGTTGGCAGACGAGTTTCCAGAAGACCTTTTGCCTGAGCAGTTTGACCCGATGTTCTTTGGCGCCCTACGGGTAGCTTTGGATCAGATTGAGGCAGAAGCCGGTGGGCAGCCCGTACAGTCTTTTGCCATGGGCGGAATTGCTAACCTTCGCCCGATTGCAGCGGCTATGCAGAATATGGGCCGTGGTCAGGACACCATACTGGCCCACATCAATCCTCAAGAAGCAAGAATGCTTCAGATGATGGGGGGTATTGGAACAATCAACCCACGTACGGGTTTACGTGAATATGGATTTTGGAAATCCGTTACAAAAGCTGTTACTGCACCATTCAAAGCAGTTGGTAAAGCGCTTAAAAGTGTAGGTAACGCGGTTAAAGACTTCGCTAAGTCTTCAGTAGGCAAGATTATTACGACTGTCGCTTTGGGCTTTTTCTTAGGTCCAGCAGCGGCAAGCTTTTTAGGGGTCACTTCAGCAGCCGGCGTGGCCGCTGTCGGCGGCTTTGTTGGTGGCTTTGGTTCCAGCATTTTGGCTGGGCAAAACCTTAAAGACTCTTTAAAGTCTGGTGCAATCGGCGGATTAACTGCAGGAGTTACGGCAGGAATAACTGGAGGAATGGGTGCCTTTGAGGCGGGTTCTTACGGTGGCCCAACCACAATATCTGGCCAGTGGGACAGGGCAGTAAATAGTGGCAAGTCTCTTCTTGGCATTTCAACGCCTTCAACTGCTGGTACCTCCATTTCTGCCGAACAATTAGGCACATCAGTAGATTCTATTGACGCTGCTGCAGGGAATGTTATTAACCCCCCAACAGTCCCTACTACGGCAGAGTTGGCTACCACTCCCACAACAGACCTAACTATTGGCCAACAAGCTATTCAGGCTCCTCCTAGCGGCATTGGTCAAGGGTTTGATGTGGCGGCAGTACAAAGCCCTGTTGTAACCGACGCTGGGACCTTGGGTCTTGGCCCCGCCCCAGCCCCAGCCCCTTCTTATTTAGGTATGGACCTAAGCAGTGCCCAAGGAACGCTAGGTGGCCCGTCTTACGCTGGGATGGACTTGAGTAGTGCTCAAGGAGCGATGGGCCCATCCTACGCTGGCATGGATCTAAGTAGCGCTCAGGGAGCAACAGGACCGTCGTATGCAGGAATGGATCTAAGTAGCGCTCAAGGGGCAACAGGTCCTTCTTACGCAGGCATGGACTTGAGCAGTGCTCAAGGAACAATGGCTGGTCCTTCCTATGCAGGAATGGACTTAGGAAGTGCTCAAGGCGCTGTAGAGGGTGTGAACCCTTACGCCAGGGCTCCTTCCGTCATGGGATATCTTAGCGAGGGCCAGTATTACGATGCTGCAAAGCAGGCCTTTATGCCGGCCAGCTACAGTAACGTAGAACTAATCCAAAGCCCCCAGTATCAAAACTACCTCAAGGCTGGATTTACTCCTAAAGAGGCCCTAAACATGGCTTCTTCTGATTTAAACCCGAGCATGCTTCGTACCTACGGCCCGGCTGCTGCGGCAGGTGTTGCCGCTCTTGGCATGGCTGGTGGGTTTAGCCCAAAAGAAGAGCCACCACCTGACAACGCTAACCGGTTGTATGGGTCGCAAAGCGGTGCTCAGTTGCTCGCCAGCAACCCTCAGATTTACGGCACCACTCCTGGTGGCGCTGCAACACAGTATTACAATCCAGGTTATATGGGATACGGTTTAGCTAGTCGTCAGTACTATCGGCCACAAATTGCCTTTGGCCAGCCACAGTATCGTTATGGCTTTGCTGATGGCGGTATCGCTTCTCTTGCAAAGGGCGGCCCTAGCAATTTCCCCCGTAAGAACGGACAGATAGATGGTCCCGGTACCGGAACCTCTGACTCCATCCCAGCGATGCTGTCTGACGGTGAGTTTGTATTCACCGCTAAAGCAGTTCGCGGCATGGGCAAAGGCTCACGGCGCTTGGGTGCCAAGCGTATGTATGCGCTGATGAAAGCGCTTGAAGGGAAATAATAATGGCTGAAGTCACCGAACAGATAGTCCGCGAAGCGCCACAAATTGAGGCCTACAAGCTAGGCCTCTTAGAGTCTGCAAAAAAGCTTTCTGAGCAACAGCTTCCGCTGCCTGCTTATCAAGTAAGCGGCATGACCGACCTGCAAAAGCAGGCGGCTCAACTTGCGGAACAGGGCATCGGTGGATATCAGCCTTACCTGCAAGCCGGTCAAAAAGCGTTAGAGGCAGGCATTGGTGCAATCGGCCAGTCTTTTGGAGCGCCGACCACGGCCCAATTACAGCAGTTCCAAAACCCTTACCAAGAGCTTGTCACTCAGCAGGCGCTTGCGCAGATGCAGCGCCAGGCAGACATTGCCCGTCAAGGCACTGCCGCACAGGCTGTTCGCGCAGGGGCGTTTGGTGGAACGCGTGAAGGCGTCCAGCGAGCAGAGCTCGAGCGCGGCCTGCAAGACGTTATGAGCCAGCGAATTGCTCAAGATCTTGCGCAAAATTACGCACAGGCACAGAACTTGTTTTCCACCCAGCAGCAAAGAGCGCAACAGGCAGGGCAACTCTACGGCCAGTTAGGCGTACAACAGGCTGCTTTGGGGCAAAGCGCCCAGCAGTTTGGCCTACAAGACGTGCAGACGTTGTCTACTCTTGGCCAACAAGAGCAGGCCCTGGCACAGCAGCAACTCGAGGCGCAGCGAGCAACACAGCTGCAGTCTGCATTGACGCCCTATCAGCAGTTGTCCTTCTTGTCAGACATTTACAAAGGTGCCCCAGGCACACAGATTGCACTGACTGCACAGACGGCCCCACAGGCAAGTCCTTTGCAGCAGGCGGTTGGACTAGGAGTCGGCGCGTTGTCCGCAGCCACCGGCGCCAAAAAAGCCGGACTATTTTAAGGAGTTGGTATGAAATCCAAAGTAATGGAAAGGTCCATGTTTAGAAAGGGCGAGGATCTAGACCCTGAGAACGTTGGAATTATGTCCGGCTTTAAGGACATGGAAGAAGACATGCCGGCTGAAATGCTGTCTGTAATGGGCATTGAGGATGAACAAGAAGACAGCGAAGACGACGACATGGCCAAGATGATGGACCGTACGCCTTCTTCGCCAGAGATTTTGATGAACAACCTGCGCGGGGATATGCGTTCGGTCGATGCACGTAAAGAAGAGTTAGCCGACCTGGTCGGTTATCGTGCGGCAGCCGAGACTCCCGATGAGGTTCTTGCCTTACTGCAGCCCGTGCTTGCACAGCAAGGTGCAATGCCTGCGGCTCCAACGGGTGCTCCGATGCCTGCTGGTATGCCTCCCATGCCTCCGGAGGCTGTTGGCGGTATTGGGGCACTCCCACAAGCAGAGATGGCACCTCCAATAGAAGGCGCGCCGTTGAACATGGCCAATGGGGGAATCGTCCAGCGTTTTCAAGAAGGGTCTGATGAAGATGGCGTAACGCCAGCGGGGACACAGGCCCAGAGATTCTATTCCCCGGAACTAGTCTCTCAGGCACAGTCTGAGATTCTTAACTTCTTAGCACAGCGCCCGGCTACAGAGCCAAGCCTCTCGGCCCAGGTCGCGCTAAGAAAGCCAATCTATCAACAACTGATTGGCGACACAAAGGATTTGACACAAGCTCAGATCTTGTTTGACATTGCTCAAGGCGCTTTTCAATACGGCGCAAACGTAGATGAGCAAGGCCGTCCCATGAGAGGCTCGCAGGCTGCACGCCTGATGGGTGCATTCCGTGGCGTGCCGGCAAGAATCGGTGCTCGCGCAGCGGAGATGGAAAAGCAAGAGCGCGCTGTAAGCCTTGCTGCACTGCAGGCTGCAGAAAAAGACATTGCCAACATCCGCGACGCAAACACAAAACTTATCGACTCAAAGCGCAGAATTTATTCTGACATTGCCAAGAGCTCAGGTGATTTAGGATTTGGAAAGAGCGTCAAGGGTGTTGCACTAACAACAATTTATCAGCTGGCTCCTCAATACGCTGCAGGTACTCTGTCACCTGATTTGGATCGTAAATTTGAAGCATCAGTTACCGAGTATCAGCAAAAAGACCGATATCAAGATCCGGTGACAGGTAACTGGGTTGAAAGAGTGCCTGAGCTGCCTCAGTTTGCAAAAGACGCAATCTCTGGCCGCAGAAACCTGTCTAAAGTGGCTCCGGGAGCAGCGACACCCCCAGGAGCATCTCAAGGAGCGCCCACTACTACGGGTGCCGTGGTGCCTGCTACGACCGGAGTGGCCACAGAAGCACCGACCACGGACCAAGGAGCAGGATTAATTCCTACAGCTGGTGGAGTTCCGGCCAAAGGCCAGGTTCGTCCGCTTACCGTTTGGGAATCGGCTCCTGATATTGCTGGTCCTATTCCAAAAGCAGCCACTACTGCAGCTCGTATCCCTGGACTTGGTGGCATTGCCCCTGAGATGCAGCAAAAGCGCAACTTTGTAAATGCCGCTGTCCGCGATCTGATTAAAAACCTGCAAAACAATCCTCGCTATGCAGAGGGTGAGCGTAAGGCAATTGAAGCAGAGGTAGACATTGGACCGCGCTTCTTTGATGATGCAGAGGGATTGCGTAACCGTATTGTCGGTATTGACGACTTCTTGGCCAAAAAGCAGACCGAAGCCGAGCGCGAAGGGTACAATGATCAATTGCCGGTAGATACTCGTCGCGCCTATCGTTCGGCAGCTCAGTCTATTGCCAGCTTCCGTGGCGTTCTTGGCGTGCCTATTCGGATCTACAATATTGAGGATGTACGAGCACTGCCTTCTGGCACACCTTTCTTGTGGAACGGAACCGAACCAAGGGTTAGACAATAATGGCCGAAAAGAGAGTTAATCCAATCGAAGAACTTTCTGCCCCGGCAGGAAGTTTACGCACTCCAGAACCCGGCTCTGCCGCAGCAGACCTAGCAGCTCTATCAGGAACAACCGCTCCTACTATAGGAGAAAAGGCAACCGAAGCAGCAATTGGAACTGCTGAAGGTGCAGCAAAGGGCTCTGCAGTTCTTGGAGGCGGGTTGACTGGATTTCGTTTGGGCATGGCGGCCGCTCCATTTCTCGGCCCATTTGCACCAGCAGGTCCGATTATCGGAACAGGTGTTGGACTGACCACAGGTTTTATCGCTTCTCAGGGTATTGACAATCTGTTTCCTGGTGTAGATCGTCAGGACTTAGCGCCTTATCGTGAGGGTGGAAAGACTTTTGGTGAGTCTATTGCGTTTGCACCGGCTGCCTTTGGCATCCCACAAATGACTGCCAACCGTGTGGCTCGTTTTGTTTCTGGCATTGGCGAGGCAGCTCGTAAGTATCCAAAGACATTCGTAACGTCTGAAGTAGTGGCAGGTGCAGGAGCTGGCGTCGGTGGTGGTTTGTCTGAAGCCTATGCTCCTGGTGAGAAGGGAACACGTTTTGTTTCTGAAGCGGCCGGCGGTTTCTTTGCCCCAGGACGTTTCATTATTAACGCTTCTGGTTCAGTTGCTGATTTTGCAGGAACTCTTGTTCGTAGCACGTCCAACACCGCCCGTGAGAACAGGGCCGCCAATCGTCTTCTGACTATTTTGAACGAAGCCGGTGAAGATGTTCCTGCTTTAATTCGGGAGTTGGAAAAACCTCTTCCCGGTGCCTTGGTCAGCAAAGAGGTCGGCCCGACAGCGGCACAGAAGACCGGCTCCCCGGTTCTAGGCGTCCTTGAGACAACCCTTGCGCGCGGTAATGCTAGATATGGCGCTGCAATTCAAAAGCAGGGCCTTGATTCAATCCGTGCTTACGAACTTTTGATTGAGCGCTTAAGCGACATCGGAACGCCCGATGCTTTCCGTAAGGCAGCAGAGCTCCGCCAATCTTACTTTAACCAGTTAATCGATGGGCGCGTAGCGTTAGCCGAGGCAGACGCAGCACAATCCATTGTCAAGATCAAACGCGATACCCCACAGGCTCGTGCTGAGATTGGCCAGATCGTTCGGGACAACGTAACCAAAGCACTTGGCGACGCACGTGACTACGAGCGTCAGCTTTGGACGGACGCATGGAAAGATTCCATGAAGCGCAAGACCGTCGATGGTCAAACAGTGTTTGAGTTTCGTAAAGTAACTCCAAAAGCAACTGGCGAAGAGTTTTTAAAGATTGCAACCGACATGACGCCGGAGCGTTTTAATGATCTGCCGACGTTTGTACGTTCCATCATGGGACGTTATGGCGTTACTGCTGACACCATCAATACTTATGCTCGTGGCAAACAGACGCCTGAGTTTATCGAGACAGGCGTAGTGCCTGACCAATACATAACCACGGCCGCCGGACCACGGACCCAGAAGCGAGTTTCCGTATTCCCCCAAACCGATGTGGATGACTTGATCAAAGTCCGTAGTGATCTTCTTGCATATGCAAGAGATTCCGCTTCTAAAGGTGAAGTGGCCAACGCTAACTTCTACGGCCGTATGGCAGAAGCCGTACTCAAAGACCTAAGCGACCCTAAACTTAAGACGGCCGCCTATGACAAGGCCCGTGACTTTTCTCGCACACTAAACGACTACTTTACTCGTACATATGCCAACGATGTAGCAGCAGTGACCAAGAAAGGCGCAGACCGTTTGCCTCCAGAGATCCTGGTACAACGTGCCTTTGGTAGTGCAGCAGACACCACGGCCCTTCGCATGGCAGACATCGAAGACGCTGTCGGAATGATGAAGTCTCAGTACGACAACGCAGTCAACAAGTTTGGTTTAAGGAGCCGCCAAGCACAGGAGCTCAAGCCTTTTGCAGACATTGCAACTAGCAATGTTGCTTCTATCCGTGACGCACAGACCCGTGTGTTACAGCTCGGCGCATCGAAGTTCATCGACCCGTTGACCAACCGTGTTGACCCACGTCGTCTACAGGTTTTTGTTAACGAAAATAAACCTATGCTCGACCGCATGGGGCTGACCAACGACCTGTCTGATGCCGTTCGTGCAGAGAATGCCTTGCGTGGGGTTGAGCAACAGAATAGCGCTATTCGCAAGACCCTTGAGAAGCAGACAGCCTTTGCTCAAGCACTGAAGTTTGAGAACCCAACCTCCGCTATTACGGACGCACTAAACAGCCGTAACCCTGTCAAGAACTTTAGCAACATGGTGAAGCTTGCACGCACTGGAGGCACAGACGCAGTAGAGGGTTTGAAAGCCAGCCTGTACGACTATGCGTTTACCAAAGCCGGTGGCGAGACAAACTTCAGTCCTGCAGCGTTTGACAAGGCATTATTCCAGCCTATTTCTCCAGGCCAGCCTTCTATTTTCAACATCCTTCGGTCACAAAACGTTCTTACGTTATCCGAAGCAAAGAACCTTCGCCGCCTCATCCAGCCGATGGAGCGCATTGAAGTTGCAATGAAGAACAACCAGCTCACGGACGACGTAGTCCAGGGAGCAGATGCTGTCACCGAACTCGCCTTGCGCGTGATCGGTTCTAGGATTGGTTCGGCTGTTGCACCCTCTGGACCGGGCTCGCTGATTGCAGCAGGCGCCGGTTCCAAGTACATGCGGGATATTTTCGACAAGATGCCTACGTTGTTTATGCGTGGGATCATCGAGAAGGCTACACAAGACCCACAGTTCATGGCTCTACTACTTCGTCGAGGCCAAACAGAAGGGGATAAGTTTGCGCTTTCCCGTCAGCTGCACGCCTATCTCGGTGCTACTGGATTAAACTACGCTTCCTTTACGGGAGAGGCTCCGCCAGATCCTGCAACTCAACCACAATCACTGCCCCCGGCAGGAGCGGGCCAAATGCTTCGCAGCCTTCCTCCGGCCCCGCCAACTAGAGGTACTTTGGGCGTGATTCAACAAGGCCAACCAGGGCAAGCACCCAGTGGCCCGGCGCCAGCTCCGGCGGGTGGCGTACCAGGCCCACAGTCGTCCAATAGTAGACAGATGTTTCAATCGCTTTTCCCGATGGACATCGTGTCGTCGCTGCCCTCGTAAAACTTCTCGACGCGCTTCATCCACTCTTCTTTGTAGCGCACAAACTCTTGGCCGGCCGTGGAAAATTCCATGGTCGTGCCGTCCTGTACGGCCATCAAAACCACTCCATAGTCAATGTTTGTCCCGTGGATCACGTCATGGGCCAGTGCGTAGGCCGCTAACTGGTGGAAATAATCGTCAATCCAGTCCCTTTTCTTAGGCTTTACGCTTTGCTTAAAGTCCATAATGCAGGGTTTATCCCTATACACACAGACCAAATCGGTAGTCCCAGCGTACTTCCCAGGGTAATACAGGCTCACCTCTGACCCCCAGATCTCCTGCATGTTCTGAAAATACGTGTTAATTAACCGGTAACCCATCTCGTAGCCCTTGGTCATCAGCCAGTTCGTAGGCCTGGGCAGATCCCGGTACGCGATCATCCGTTCAATCACGTTATGCATGTGCGTCCCAACAGTAGCCGCCTCGTTTTTAATCCGCTCCGCGTTCTCTGGCCCAACCCTCGCGGCCCACGCATCAAGACCAGATTTGTCTTTCGTGCCAGACAGGATTGTGGTCACACTGGGCAGTTTTTGCTCTCCATAGACATACCGACGGCCTTTTTCAGTGTCTATTCGCTGTAAAGACTCATATTTGTATAGTTTTTTAGTCGGGATTAAATCAACCATTGTTTTAGCTCCTCTCCCATCACCTGGGTAGCAATGTCAATCTTGTCCCTAAGTGCCTGCACGATCTTTTCGTCCACGGATTTGGGTGTAATTAGGTCGATATATGTCACGGACTTGGTCTGCCCAATGCGGTGGGCGCGGTCCTCCGACTGCAGCCGTACTTCAAGGTCAAAGCTATTGCTAAAGTACACCACGATGCTGGCCGCCGTTAGGGTTAACCCGTATCCTCCGGTCTTTGGATTGCCTACAAAAAAGCGCAGCTCAGAGTCCGGGTCTTGAAATTCACGGACCACGCGCCTCCTTTCATCTTCCTCTGTGTCGCCGTAGTAAGTGCCCACTGAGTTCATGCCATACGTTTTTGAGAGGGCCAGCTTTATGGCTTCGATGTCATGGCGGTAGTTAGCCCAGATAATCATCTTACCGTCGGATTCTTCTACGACAGACAAGAGCTCATCCACACGTTTATTGGGCAGGTCTACTACCTGGCCGTTGTCCAGCTTGACGTGACCACAAACAATCTGGTGTAGCCGCATAAGCTGCGTCAGCGCGTTGACTGTTGATACCATACCCTGGTCAAGCTGTGCTAGGGCCATGGCCTTCATTTGGTTGTAAGCCTTCTCCTGCTCCTCCGTCAGCTCTACTTCACGCCTGGTGTAAAGCTTCTCCGGCAAGTCCAGGCACTCCTCCTTTGTCACCCGAAAAGCAAAGCGGTCGATCTTTTCCTTTAGTTCATCTAGGCGTCTGTAACCCACAACTTGCTTGAAAGTGTGACTGGGCATGCTTCGCTCCACCGTCACGGCGTAACGGGCTTGGAAAGCGTAATAACTGGCGATACCGAGGCAATTTGGGGACAAAAATTCGCACTGTTGGTATAGGTCCATAGGCGACTTTGTCACAGGGGAACCGGTCATAATTCGCCTGTATTTGGCCTGTTTCCCTACCTTAACTGCGTTTTTTGACCGGGCAGCGGTGTGCGTCTTGATAGTGGTGCTCTCGTCAACTGCCATAAAGGCGTCGTGGCAAAGTAAGTACCTACCCGCAAAGCGTACCCCTTTATCCGTAGAAAGCGCCTCGATGTTCATGATCAAGATTTTTAAGTCTTCTGATACTTCAAAGAGCCGATCAAGAGCTTCTTTCTCGGATTTACGCGGCGTCGGGTTCCATATTGCAACGCGATATTCAATGTGGTCGGGTAAATGCTTAGGGATTTCACTGTCCATCCAATTTCGATAGACACCTTTTGGTGCGACAATCAGGGCAGCGTTAACATTTCCTTGGTCATATAACATAGAAATGTTATTAATCACCATGAAGCTTTTTCCGGTTCCCATGTCTGCAAAAAGCGCGGCCACAGGGCTTTTCCAGAACCTTGAGAGGTAGGCTTCTTGGTGCAAATACGGCTTGTTTTTATATGGGTACTTTTGTAAAAATTGTTCCATCGTTTCTCGCTTTCTAGCGGGACTTGCAAACCCGTAAAAAAGAGTGTACACTGGTTTTTCGAAATTAGAAAGGAGAAAGTAAATTGCCTAAGGTTTTCGTCGTTACTGAAACAGGTCAACACAACATTACTTCGGCAATGGACTTTGGTGAAATTGAAATTATCTTGCCCCCACGGGCACAGGTTGCGTTTTCAGTTGCTCCAACAGTCATGCGTGTTCAACGTGTTTTAGAAAAGTTCTGCGATGATGATTATTTGTTGTTCATCGGAGACCCTACAGCAATAGGAATCATAAGTGCAATTGCTGCAAGCAAAAACAATGGTAGATTTAAGTGCCTGAAGTGGGATAAGTTTGAGCGTCGTTACATCCCAATCCAGGTTGATTTGCACCCCAAGAAAGGAGAAAAGTATGAGTCTTACGAATATATTTGAGGAAGATGCAAAAGTCTTTCAAGTGAAAGACGATGACCTATCTGGTCTCTCGTCCCTCGGCAAACGGGCCAAGGAACTTGAGAAAGAGGTTCTTGACATCGAACTTGAGTTAAAGGACCGCAAAGAAAAGTACCGTAAGCTAACGGAAGAAACAATTCCAGAAGCATTGACCTCATTGAACATGAAGGGTTTTGTCATGGAAGATGGGTCAAAGATAGAAGTCAAGGCGTTCTACAGCGCTTCGATTTCCGAAGCACGTCGCGCAGAAGCGTTTCAATGGCTGCGTGATCATGGCTTTGATGACATTATTAAAAATACCGTCAGCGTCCAGTTTGGTCGCGGCGAAGACGAGCTCTGTGTTCGTCTACTTAATCTCCTCGGTGGACAGGGCTTTCCGGCCAATCAAACCGAGAAGGTCGAACCTTCAACACTTAAAGCGTGGGTGAAGGAACAAACGGAACGTGGCAACGCGTTTCCGCAGGAGCTTTTTGGCGCATACATTGGCAAAAAAGCAACCATCAAGTCAGCTTAACGAAAAAGGAAAATTAATCATGACTAAAGCGCAACAAGCAGTAGCAGCGAAAGCCGAAACATCTAACGCATTGGTGCTGTCAACCAACTTTGAGGAAGATGCTTCGGCGGGTTTTGCAAACATGGGCCAGGAAGACTTTGCTCTTCCGTTTCTACGTTTGCTAACAAACACCTCTCCAGAAGTGGGTGAAGTGGATGGAGCGATGCCTGGAATGATTTACAACAGCGTCACCGGTCAACTCTTCGACGGTAAGAAGGGTATTTTAGTTGTACCGACCGCCTACACTCGGCAGTACATTGAGTGGGCACCCCGTGGCTCGGGTAGTGGTGCGCCGATTGCAATTCATCCCGCGACTAGCGACATTCTCTCCAAAACCCATCGGGAGTTAGGAGATAACAAGGACTATCTGGATAGCGGCAATTACATCGAGAACACGGCCAATCATTATGTGATGGTGATTGACGAGGCTGGTGTGCCAAATCCGGCAATGATCGTGATGAAGTCCACGCAGCTCAAAAAGAGCCGCAAGTGGAACAGCATGATGATGTCCGTGAAGTTGCAAGGCAAGAACGGTTTGTACACCCCACCAATGTACAGTCAGTTGTATCGTCTCTCCTCAGTGAGCGAGTCAAATGACAAGGGCAAATGGTTCGGGTGGGAAGTAGAACGTGTTGGTTCAGTTGAAGACGCGAACGTTTATCAGGCAGCCAAGGCATTTGCTACGTCTGTTAGCGCTGGTGAAGTTAAGGTCAAGCACCAAGACGAAGCCGACGTGAAAGAAAATATTCCGTTCTAAAACAAACGCCGGGGGAAACCCCGGCGCCTCAACTGAGAAAGCAGAATGACCGACATCACACGGTTTAAGGCGATATTTTCCGGATTGGATATTGCCTATGGAACTTACAAGATTGAGCGGGAAAAGGATTCAGGCAAGCAGGCCGGTAAGGCACTTGTTGTCCGAAAACCCCCAACAGATGACCTATGGCACAAGCACTTAGAAGGTGTTGAGCCGAGCCTGGGCATCATTCCTATCCGAGCAGACAACTCCTGCATTTGGGGATGTATTGATATTGACCAGTATCCTTTAGATCATGAGGGACTGGTGTCAAAGATTCGTAAATTAAATTTGCCGTTGGTGGTATGCCGAAGCAAGTCAGGTGGCGCACACGCCTTTATGTTTGTAAAAGAACCAATCCCTGCTGCTGACATGCAGCGCTACTTGAACGCCTGTGCAGGACTGTTGGGCGAGTCAGGCCGGGAGATATTTCCAAAGCAGTCAGAGATCTTGGTGGATCGCGGTGACACAGGTAACTTCTTAAACCTGCCTTACTTTGCGGGGGATAACGGAACGCGCTATGCCATCAAAGACGATGGTTCGGCTGCGAGCATGGAAGAGTTCTATGCCCTCTATGACACTCACGTCCAGGCATTACCATTAACGTTCCCTGAAGAACCAAAGCAGCCAGACCATCCGGTAAAGGATGGGCCACCTTGCCTGCAGGCGCTTTGCGCACAGGGCTTTCCTGAGGGAACACGGAACAACGGCCTTTTCAACATCGGCATCTATCTTAAAAAACTTGATGCCGCCGGTTGGGAAAACAAGATCATGGAGTACAACCAAAAGTACTTTGCCCCACCCCTTGGCATGAGCGAGCTGTCAATCATTACCAAACAGCTCAACAAAAAAGATTACAAGTACAAGTGCAAGGACGCGCCCATCAACAGCTTCTGCAATTCTGGTCTGTGCCGCACACGCAAGTATGGTGTAGGTGGGGATGGTCCAGACGCGCCACAGATGAGCGCCTTATCCAAATACAACTCAGAGCCTCCGCTTTGGTTTTTAGACGTTAATGGCAAACGCATCGAGCTTGAGACAGAGCACCTGTTTAACCAGATGGCCTTTCAAAAGTCCTGCCTGGAAAAAATCAACGTCGTTCCCCCATCCCTGCGTAAGCAAGATTGGGAGCAGCTGCTCAATGCATTGCTAAAGGAAATGGTAGAGCTGGAGCAGATTCAAGAAGCCCCAGAGGACACCACTGTCACTGGTAGGTTTCTTGATCTTGTGGAAGAGTTCACTACTCACTTGCAGCAGGCCATGGACCGAGACGAGATCTTGCTTGGTCGTCCTTGGACGAATGAGGAAGAGGCGAAAACCTATTTCCGGATCAAGGACCTCGAATCACACCTGAAGAGAAACAACTTCGTGGGGATGACTGCGCCGAAGATGGCACAACGTCTGCGCGATCTTGGCGGAGAACCTGCGTCATTGTTCTTGAAAGGTCGCTCCACACGTTGCTGGCGGATACCGCGTTTCAACCGCCAGGACGCACCATTTGAAACGCCAGAAATGAAGAAAGGAAGCCCATTTTGAACGAAGATCTATTAAAAATTGATGGCATGGACAAGGCCCTGATTGGGGTGTGCATGACCTGGAACGGACACATGCTGGTTGAGCGTCTTGTATACGACGGACAAATCATTACCGAGACACTATCAGAGCAAGGCATGTCCGAAGAAGAGGCACAGGACTACATCGACTTCAACATCATCGGGGCATACGTTGGGGACTCAACCCCAATTGTCATGTGGCCCACTACGATGGAGGAGATTAATGAACGTCCGTAAAGTGTTTGGGCCCCCAGGCTCAGGCAAGACGACGTTCTTGTTAAATGTCGTAGAGCTGGAGCTCAATAGCGACGTCCCTGCACAGAAGATTGGCTACTTTGCGTTTACCCGTAAGGCTGCCAACGAGGCCAAAGAGCGGGCTTTGGCGAAGTTTCCACATCTCAATTCCGAGACGGACTTCCCATGGTTTCGCACTTTGCACAGCCTGGCCTATCGGTGCCTGGGCGTTACATCAAAAGACATTATGAAACCGGAGCATTATCGTGACTTTGCGAAGCAAGCCGGCCTTGAGATTGCGGTCGATTCGGGTGAGGAAGATTTTATTGTCCGGGCGGATAACCCCATACTTAATGAAATCAATATCGCGCGTATACGTGGTGAAGATCTCCGCACGCACTACAACCGATCCAAAATGGACATCGAGTGGTTCCACTTCGAGTATGTTGAGAGGGCGTACAGGCACTACAAAAACGCCCACAACTTGATTGACTTCACAGACATGCTGGAGCTGGTGTTGCAGGAACCAGAGCGACTTCCAACCCTGGAGGTGCTTATTATTGATGAGTCACAGGACCTATCCCGGCTGCAGTGGGATTTAGTGAGCGAGCTTTGCAAAAGGTCCAAACGGGCTTTTTTAGCCGGGGACGATGACCAGGCGGTTTATACCTGGGCAGGCGCCGACGTGAAGTCTTTCTTGGACTTCGAAGGCGAGATCACCGTCCTCGACCAGTCTTACCGCGTGCCTGCAAAAGTTCACGCGCTTGCTGGAGAAATTGTCAAGCGAATCCGAAAGCGTCAGCCGAAAGTCTGGAACCCCAGGGATTACGATGGCCAGGTTCAGTACTACAACGCCTTTGAGAGCGTGGACATTAGCCAGGGGGAATGGCTTGTCATGGCGTCTACCAACTACATGCTCAACGACATGCACGACTGGATCAAATCCCAGGGCTTACTGTTCGAGCGCCAAGGACAACGGAGCATCTCGGAGACCATTCTCACTGCCGTTCTGGGGTGGGAGAGCCTGCGAAAGGGTAAAGAAATCCCCTTCCAGATCGCCCGGACTGTATATAAGTATCTTGGCACAGAATTCGTTAAAAAGGGACACAAAACGCTCAAAGATGCAGACCCAGAGCGGCTCTACAGCCTGGCGACCCTAGAAAAGGACCACGGGCTATTGACAAATGTGATTTGGCATGAAGCGCTCACCAAGATCGGGGAGGAGAAGCGTGACTACATTATTGCGCTCTTGCGCCGAGGAACACGGATCACGGGCAAGATCCCCATAAAGCTGTCCACAATCCATGGGGCCAAGGGTGGGGAGGCGGACAACGTCTTGCTGCTCACGGACCTATCACCAAAGTTTGCAAAAGATTATGAGGAAAATGCAGACGATATACACAGACTATTCTACGTAGGGATCACACGTGCTAGACAGTCTTTGCATATTGTCCTGCCAAAGGACAAACAGAAAGGATTTCGCTTGTGAAGACTATGACGTTGTTTCCAACTACGTCTGAGTGGATACCACCAGACAGTTTTCCGGATTTATCTGAAGCAAAGGAGATTGCAATTGACCTCGAAACGTGTGACCCGAACATGGAAAGCATGGGTCCTGGCTGGCCTCGTAATGATGGCTATATCGTGGGCTACGCTGTCGCCGTGGATGGTTGGGCCGGCTATTTCCCTGTTGCTCACGGCGGGGGCGGCAACCTTGATCGCGGCTTGGTTGAACGTTGGATTAGAAAAGTTCTTGAAACCCCAGCCGACAAAATCATGCACAACGCCGCCTATGACGCCGGGTGGCTTATGGCCAGTGGATTCACCATCAAAGGTCGAATCATTGACACTATGGTCGCAGCCCCATTACTTGACGAAAACCGGTTCTCATTTAGCCTCAATTCGCTTGGCTTCGAATACCTTAAAGAGACTAAATCAGAGCAAGCGCTTAAAGACGCGGCGAATGACTTTGGCGTCCACGCTAAGAAAGAGCTATGGAAACTCCCTGCTATGTACGTTGGAGCATATGCAGAGCAGGATGCTGCGCTCACACTCAAGCTTTGGAACCACTTTAAAATCCTTTTGCGAAAGGAAGAGGTCGATTCGATCTTCTCGCTGGAGACCGATTTACTGCCTATCATCATTGAACTCACCCGTAAAGGGATAAGATTTGATCGTGATAAATGCGAACAGCAGATTGAGGCAATGCGCCGCAAGGAAGAGAAGTGTTTGTCCGAAATAAAGAAGACCGCCGGCGTCAAGGTGGACATTTGGGCAGCCGCCAGTATCTCGACAGCCTTTGACAAGCTTGGAATTCAATACCCCAAAAGTGCCACAGGCTTGCCTAGTTTTACTAAGTCTTTTTTAGACAGTCATCCTCATCCGATTGCCAGGCTTATTGTGGAAGCCCGTGAGCTGAACAAGACCCACGGAACGTTCCTTTCGCCATACCTAAACTTCTCGGCCAAGGATAGCCGTATCCACCCGCATGTGAACCAGATCCGGTCCGATGAGGGCGGAACCGTCACGGGGCGCCTATCCATGGCTAACCCGAATCTGCAGCAGGTCCCAGCTCGCCACGAGATTATCGGACCCCTGGTGCGCAGCCTGTTTTTGCCGGAAGAGGGGCAACTTTGGGCGGCCAACGACTTCTCCTCCCAAGAGCCCAGGCTTTTGGTCCATTACGCTACCCTTTTGGGGCTTCCCGGATCAGAGACCGTGGCCCAAGCCTATAGGGAAAACCCCGATACTGACTTCCACCAGATGGTGGCCGACATGGCCGGCATCGAGCGCAAGCAGGCTAAGACCATCGGCCTGGGCCTTATGTACGGCATGGGCAAGCAAAAGCTCGCCAACCAGTTGGACATCCCGCTTGAGGAGGCCTCCGAGCTCATCGGCACCTTCCACAGCAAGGTTCCATTCCTGCGCGGCACAATAGACGCGGTGATGAGGCGAATTGAAAACAGAGCTTCTGGGGGTGCAATCAGTACACTTTTGGGACGCAAGTGTAGGTTTCCTCTTTGGGAACCCTCCGATTGGGGGGTACATAAGGCGCTGCCTTATGAAGAAGCGGCCGCGAAATACGGCCCAAGGATCAAGCGCGCCATGACCTACAAGGGCCTAAACCGCCTAATTCAAGGATCGGCCGCTGACCAGACCAAGGCCGCCATGATTGCGCTGCATAAGGCTGGGTTTCGGATTCTGCTGCAGGTGCACGACGAGATTGCCCTGTCCGTGGACAACCAGGACCAGGCCAAGGAGGCCGCCGACATCATGGCCAAGGCCGTCAACCTGGAAGTGCCCTCACGAGTAGACGTAGAGGCTGGACCTTCTTGGGGAGAAGCTGCATAATGGGCGAGAGAATTGCTTTCTCCTTTGTCTCCTCAAGCAAGACCTTCGGGCTGGACTTTTGTCCGGCCCATTTTTTTGTGATAAATTAATACAGACAGAAAGGAGAAAAAGATGCTTGCCTTTGGAAAGCGACGCAAACGCCGCCGTTCACGGACCAAGGAGAAGCGACCGCCATCACCCTCACGCCGCGAGACCCCGTGGGTGACATTGACCATTCGCGCAGAGCATTACGCGATGTTGCGTGAGCTTTCCGAATACAACGAGTGTACGATTAGTACTGCGGCAATGATTTTGATTGAAGCTGAGTTTATGCGTGTGTTAGCATTATCCGACCCAGAGAAAGCGAGAAAGATAGAAGATGAGATCAAAGAAAAATATGAGCGAGGTGACTGATTTCTATGTCGAGTTTTCAAAACTCGAAGTGGAATACGAAGCGTATGAGCCTGTATACGGCGCGTGCGAACCAGGATCAGGAGGCCTTGATTTAGGTGGTCCTACACGACTTAGTGAACAGATTTACATCAAAGCCGTGTATATACCGGTTGGTAAAGACAAGCGAATCGACATCCTCGATGGACTTACATCTGATGATATCGAAACTCTTGAAGATGAAATCCGTTCACAAAGGGGTGACTAGATGAGATTAAGCGAGGCAGGACTTAGTTCTAACATCGACTACTGGAAAAACGTTTCCGAGCGCTACAGAAAACAACGCGACCAAGCGCTTAAAGAAGTCGAACGGTTGCAGAAGATTTTGTTGGAAGAAACAGGCAAGGCATACGACGGCAACGACTGGTTGCGCCAGGTCAAAGCATCAGGGACCACGAACCGGTTTAGCTCGCGTATCAAAGCTTTTATCAGGAGATTTAAATGACTTACGTAGAACGATTACGCAACGCAGCACACCTGGTGGATAACGCAGAAGTGGCGTCCCTATTGATTTTATCTGCCGATAGGATTGAGCAATTGAACATGTGGAAACTAAAGTGGGCAGAAACTGACCACGCCTACTCGGAACTCTTGGGCCGCTACCATGAGCTAAAGGAACAGTTTGATGCCTACAGAAGAAAACACGGAGATTGATCTGTCCTTTTGGGCAGGCAGTGGGTTGGCAGAGGAGAGACTGCGCAACCCGTTTAAAACCACGCAGGAGTTGGAAATTCTTTCTAAGTGGTATTGCAAGAACAAAAAGAAGTTTGGTATAGTTGATCCTGCGGAGTTTGAACCCGCACCTTTTTAATACAGGAGAAAGTGATATGAACAGCTCAAACATCAACCCCTACGTCGTAGACGCTTGGATACGCAGCGGTCAGGCAGTAGAAGCAGCTAAAGAACTTGCTTGGTTTGTTGCCATTGTCTTTATCGTCATCGGTCTTTTGGCCTGGCGAGGAGACAAGTAATGCCGGTACACATCGATCCCAGAGATGAAAAGATTTGGAAGTACCTCGTGGAACACAAGACGCCCGTGACTCAAGAGAAGATGGCGAAGTACTTCTTGATCAGTAAAAGTCACGCAACTCGGGCGCTTAACTTCTTTGTGGAAAGTGGCTTGGCAGAAATCATCAAGGTTGGCACAACTAAATTTTATCGAGTAAAGGAATGAATCCTATGCTAATAGCAGCTATTGCAGGCGCCATCATCGGAATACTGCTCACACTATGAGCACAAGCGACGGAGGCAAGGGCTCGAAGAGACGCCCACTATTGGTCCCGGAACAAACGTTTTGGGAAAACTTTGATCGTATTTTTGGAGAAACAGATGCACGAAAACAACGAACGGATGATGCAGGAGTACCTCATTGCGGCGATGACGTCCGGACTGAAACAAACGGGAGCAACGTACAGCCTCCCGGAAAGCCTGGCGGTTGAGTATGGGCGACTTTGCTATAACCAAGCCATCAAAGACGTCATGGCCTTATGCAAGATGTCGGACTTCGGACAAACAGGACTCGAAATCTGCGACGCAATCCAAGACCTCGTCATCCACCAAAAAGGAAAACGTGTCTCCCTTTAGGATCACAGGCTACACGCACTCCACGCCGGAGTTCGAGCGCCTAGAACGACTTAACAAAGAGCTCATTGAAGTGGTTGAGCTCTATTTAAAATGGGTCAACGTTGTTGAAGACCCGAGTGATACCACTTTAAAAGAACGACATGAATTGTGTATTGAATTACGGAACAAGGCTCAAGGAGTATTAGCAAAAATAAAGGAGAAAGCATGAAGCCGATTGAAGAATTTCCAGCAATTAAGAAAGCAGTTAACGAAGGCATTGCCGAGGGCTTGCATCGTCTGCACACCGAAACAGATGACCCGACCTATCTTGAGGCGCAGCAGTATGTTATTGGCGCAGTCAAGGCTCACCTCGACGCTCTTATGGAGAAAGCAAAATGAAAAAACTAATCGCAAGTTTATTGTTTGTCCCATGCATGGCGAGCGCCGAGTTCATGAGTGGCAACATTCTTTACAGCAAAATGACCGGCGATGTTGGTGACAAGATGCAGGCTTTAGGTTTTATTCAAGGGGTGTTTGACGTGTACGTCAGCGTCACGTTTTGCTCGCCTGATAGTGTGACCGCCGGACAAGTATCCGACATAGTCAAGAGATATTTGGATAACAACCCCTCCACACGTCACAAGACCGCAGAGTCTCTGATCAACCAAGCCCTGAAACAAGCATGGCCCTGCGCTAACAATCGTGGTGGTACTAGGCTATGACAGACCGACTAGCGCAGCCTGAATATGAGTTTGAATGTCCGAGATGTGGTCATTGTTGCCAACAGCGTGAATGGGTTGGGCTGACGGAAGATGAGGCGATAGAACTTTTGCCTGTTGGGGATTGGGAGATTGAACCCACTTTGGATTTTGCCAAAGCCATCGAAGCCAAACTAAAGGAGAAGAACACATGAAACCCCTGGCATGGACAGCCGTGCTCGTGTTCGTACTGTGGATTGGCTGGAGTGGTGGCTACGCAAACGGCGTGGAAGAGGGGCGCAAAAACGCCTTGAGAATTAACCCGCCAAGTGATGAGTTGGAATTGGCATGCGCTGCCCTATGGGTGAGCGAACAAAGTAAACGTTGGTATGAAAGACAAGGACGAAAGAAATGAATCTTTTTAACACGCTCGGTGTGCCCGACCTCGTTGCAAAGCACGCCAAGATCCTGCCCGTCAACCTACAAGACACAGACGGCGAGTACCCCAACGCAGCTCACCTCTATGTATTCACGACCGTGGACCTGATCGCCTTTGTGGACGCAATCCAGGCGCGCACTTCGGACTATGTTTTTGATAGACTACGTACAACCCTCTTTACGGAGCCGGAAAATGGAACTCAAAGAAGCGATGCTGCGAGCTGAAGCCTGGACCCAGAACATGACTGCCTGGGAAAAGGACGAATCCTTTTTTGGCGTCATGGAGGCCCTGCTTACACGCATCAAGTCGCTCGAGCAGCAGCTCGAGAGCGTGACCAGCTATGCAAAGCGCGTGAGCAAAGAAAACGAATGCCTGTCTTTGGATCTAGGACTAAAGAACAAGGACCACGGCCCACTGACCGTGGCCGATATCATCAAAGACGCCCAGGACAAGTCCTCGTGGTAACACCCTTTGAGCAGGCGGTCCTCGACGCTCTTGAGCAGCTCTCCGAAGAAGAGGAACAGACTGTTCCTGCCATGCAGCTCCTACAGATCAAAATCGGGGGCGTGAATTACCAGTGTTTCTCGTCCGTGATTTCCGAGGAGGATGATGACGTTCCCAAGATCGAGGCCATACAGATCGGGGACATCATTCCCATGAGCACGGTTATCGCGTGGCTGCAAAAGGCTCAAGACTCATGGCTCAAGGGCCATAACAAGGATCTCCAATGACCGTCCCCGCCTGGTTGATTGCCTTTATTGGTGTGCAGTATGCGGTGGTGATGCTTTTGTTTTACCGCGATAACCAGCCCTGGATGGCGGTTACGTATTTCGGTTACATGCTGGGCAACGTGGGGCTGGCGATGATTGCCCTGGGACACAAATAGTTTGAGGTATGGCATGCCAAGACAAGGCATGGTCAGGTAATGCGGGGTTCGGTAGGGCGCGGTTCGGTGTGGTTAGTTGCGGTTAGGCTAGGCGCGGTACGGTTCGGAAAGGTAGGGCTCGGCAGGGTTAGGCTGGGTATGGTGAGACGTGGTCCGGTATGGTGAGGGTTTTTTAATGGAACCTGGCTGGGTTTAAGAAGGTTCCATTAAGGAACCCTTAGGGGTTTTGTTAAGCTAGGCCAGCAATGGTAGGGCGCGGTAAGTCTAGCTGAGGTCCGGTAGTGCGTGGTACGGTTTCCCCACCTTTGGGGTTTATATAGGAGAAAGTAAGAATGGCTAAGTCCAATTTGAAAGTTGTTAGTGAAGTGACCAATGGTGGCAAGAGCGCCATTGAACAGGGTTTCCCGTATGCTGTGGCTGTACGGGCCCAAGGTGCAGCGGATCTTTTGTTCCACCGCTGGAACTGCGAGTCAGTCGATGCGAAGTCCAAGGCCGCCAAGAACTCGGCCGCCAAGAAGACCGATGACATCGAGTCCTATGTCTGGAGGAACGAAAAAAATGAGCTCTGCATCCCAGGAGAGTATTTTAGGCAATCCATTATCCATGCTGCGAAGTTTAAGCAAGACCCCCGCTCACCGCGTAAGTCCGCGATGGATCTGTTCAAAGCCGGGGTTGTATCGCTTACTCAGCTGGCGTCACTTGGTGGCGATGAGTGGGACTACCTTGACACTCGTCGGGTCACAGTACAGCGAGCCGGAGTCAATAGAACCCGACCTGCCATGCGCATCGGATGGGAAGTGGATCTACAATTTCAAATACTCACCCCTGAGTATATCGACCCCACTCTTTTTCAAGACGTATTGAACACGGCCGGCCGCTTGGTTGGCGTGGGGGACTTTCGCCCAACGTACGGGCGCTTTAACGTCACCAACTTCGAGGTGCTCTCATGATTAAAAAGCCTGCAAAGAAGGCGATCAAGAAAGCGAAAGGTACGCCCCTATCCCGTACGGTAAAGAGTACTCAAAAAAGTGCGGTTAAGAAGGCAAAAGGTAAGCCCCTGTCCCGTACGGTAAAGCGTGCGGTCAAGAAGGAGAAACTCACGCCGCTGGCCCAGCTCGTTGCGAAGTGGGACAAGGACCAAGGACCACTGCCCAGTCTTTACGACACGGCCACCCAGCTTGATGACGTGGTCACCACGCTCACTAACATCCAGCACCTGATGGACTCCGCCCTGGATGACTGCGTGGACCTCACCAACAACGACCGCGCGCTTTCCTTACTCTACCTTGCGTACGAGATGGTTAAGGGAGTGATCGATAAGACCGATGCACTGACCTCGGACCTTTACCGCATTAACCGGGCCAACTTAAAGTAGGGTCTTCTTCCTGCGACCTGGGGCCCTTGCCGGCTCCAGGGTCATCATGTCTATCGGCCCACCCGTCACAGGGTCAAAGATCGACGCAATCTCTATGGCCTCCCTCGGACTCTTGCCCAGGTGCATGGCCGCTAAGGCGTACGCAGAACCTGTTCCGACCGAGAAAAAGTCACCACGGACCTTGACCGGGTGGATCGTGCTCTCGTAGACGTAAATGCCGTCTGCGCGCAGCTCCAAGATGTCCACCTCGATGGGCTCGTCAAAGTCCCCGTTTCGTTCGACCGAATCGTAGAACTTCAGGAGCTTGTCTAAGTCTCCCGCCCCGCCGAAGATGCAGTTCTTGCCCCGGCGAAGCTTTTCAATGTAGTACTTCACGTCGTCGCCCGAGACCTGGCTGTCTGCCGCAATCTCAAGAGTACTAAGCCGCGCCGCTATCGTCGTCATCACCCGTCTCCTTGCCCGTCATGTCCTTAGTGATCATCCGACCACGGCTCTCGTTCCAATGCAAAATCCTGTGGCAATTGGAACACAGGGGAATGCACTTCTTAACCTCTTCGTACACCTTAGCCCAGTTACTGTCGGCCGCCATCCGGTTGACCGACCCCTGAGTACCATCCCGCACAACGTGATGGAAGTCAATAATGGCCGGATGAGACACCCCACAGTGGTGGCAGGGCTGAGAGGACTTGAACTCGATCCACTTAGCCTTACCAAGCCGCTTATTTCGGGCTACACGGGCTTTGACGGCCTCTTTGTTACGTTGATAGTACGACTTCTTGTAGAGGCTGTCCTTGACCTTTTTAACGGCCTTGTCTTTGTATGGCACAGCAATCCTCCCACGGACGCGAACCGAAGGGGTGATTGTGACGTATGTACGGATAAATATAAAGAGTAATGATTATTATTTAGAGGCCCATGGGCCGTGAACCACGGGTGCGGTTTGGTGAGAAAAGGGCGAAAAAAGGGGGTAAAAGTTGACTTTAATAGTAGGGATTGAGAGGGGTGTTTTTGAGGGGAAAATGGACCACGGATCAAGGGCCACGGACCAGGGATTTTTGGCTAAAAAGGCTTGCGTTAGCCGCTTGCGGCAGGTGAGTAGATAATGGGGACAGATTAAGGATTTGGTGCAATGAATGTACACTTCTTGCGGCAAACCGGGTCCCTATAGAGTGAAAACATAAAATGAAAATATTTAAAAGTATGCACTTCTAAAAGTATGTACTTTGGTGTGATAGGTGCAATAACGTTTAATAATCAATGACTTATGCATCACGTCAAAAAAATGAGTAACGTAAGGCGTAATGGATTTACGGGGTGCGCGCGCGGTACTTCCTGTAGTAAAATAAATATTTTCATTTTATCTTTTTACTTATAGGAAACTGAAAAACGGGGTATTTGACATTGTGGTAAGATTTGTATTAATGTACACCTTACCTACATACTTGATGGAGGCTTTAGTGTTGAGGGATAAAGAGGTTGAAAATTCCAATCCGAAAATCCGGATTAGGGAATTTCATGTGACCCATACCGTCTCGGGCAGGAATCGGTTCCCGTTTAAGAAAATGCTCGTTGGGGATTTTTTCCGGGTGTTTACTTTCCGGGAATCTGTGTCGATACGAAGCGCGCTGCAGTCCTTTTACAAGCGATACCCTGGAAGGCAGTTTACGACCCGGCAACGAGATGACGGCGAATGGGTTTGCAGGAGAGTAATGTGAATCAGACCAAGAGACAGATGGAGCTAGAGTGGAATCAACCTAAGTTCAAGGAGTTCACCCGGCAGCATTACCTTAAAAAATATGGGTGGCGAACAATTTACCCCTTTGATGACATGAATATCGGGGACTACCTGTACCTTGAATCAGAAGAGGAAGCCAAGAAGGTGCGCATGGCCCTGACCAGGTGGTACAAAGACCATGACGATATAAAGTGCTATGTGATCTCTGTCGGGCTAGAAGAGTGGATTTGTCGGAGGTACGAATAATGGCCAAAAAAGACGTTTGGAATGTTCCACCAGTTATCGGGGACAAGTTAGCAAAGCGCCTGGCCACGCCAGTAGCCCCACTAAAGAAGCAAAAGACCTTGACGGCCAGGGAGTGGACCTTTGTCAAAGAGCTTGTGTCCGGGGACGGCGCGATAACCCTGAAAGAGGCTGCAATCCGTGCTGGGTTTAATCCGCAGTCAGCGAGCGGAATCGCTAGCCGGCTTACCTCTCCTGACCGATGCCCACATATCGTTGCCGCGATCCAGGAGTACAGGGCCGAGCTTGCAGCCAAGTACAACACGACCTACGAGCGGCACATGCGAGACCTCTTGACTATTCGGGATGCTGCTTTGGCAGCGGGCGCTTTTGGCGCGGCCGTGCAAGCTGAGTATCGTCGAGGGCAGGCCTTGGGCACGATCTATGTGGACCGCAAAGAGATTCGCGTAGGCACGATTGATTCCATGAGCAAAGAGCAAGTGATGGAGAAGCTCGACGAGATTAAAAAGCTTTACGGAGGGCCACCCCCGAAGGACATCCTGGAAATGGAAGTCACCGAAGTTATCGAATCAAAACAGGATCCGGAACCGGAACCACAATCGCTGCAGGAGGCGTTACGAAATGTCGAGAAAGCCCGAAGGATTGCTGCACAAGAGGCTAAAAGAAAACTTACCAAACAGTCACATAACGAGGATCGAGAGTCGGGTGAACTTGGGGACTCCGGATTGCCTGGTAGCGCTGACGGGGGAGGGAGTGTTTGTGATGGTGGAACTGAAGGTGGTGAGGAAGGGGCGCAAGATAGCCATGAGCCCGCACCAGGTAGCATTCCACCTTAAGCATGCGGATCTGAATTGCCCGACATACTTTCTTGTTGAATATCATCCGCCCGGAACGACCTCGGTGCTGAAAGGATTTTTGTACTTGTACGACGGCAGTCAGGCCGAAGACTTGTTCATGCGCGGCATCGATGTTGAGCCGATTGACAAGTGGCCCTTGTCGCATGTGATGTGGAATGTTTTGCGAGCTCGACTGTTGGAGTGATTTGACAAGTGAATTTGTTTTTGGTATAATGTGTTTGTCAAATGAAAATTTGACATTGTTCTTTAACCATACAGGAGAAAGTTATGAACACGAAAAATCGCGTTTGGATTGAACTCGAGCTGCCGCCGCGTGAAGACCCAGAACTTGGGGAAAAGCGAGCTGACACGGCATCTAAAATGCTGAAGAAACTAGGCGTTGACTTAGGGGAACATTCGGCCGTTTGGTTTGACAAGGAAAAGCATCGATATGCTTTCGTTGTTAACTCAATTGGAAATTTCGTTTGGGCGTCAGACCATGGACAATGGTTTGATTTAGATAAGCTGGCGGAGTAAAGCCACGGGGGCATTGCGCCCCCGTTCTTCTTTTTTGAGAAAGGGAGCAGCGCGCATGAGAAAGACATACACACGCAGGGTTCAGGAAGGTTTGAAGTACAGGCCGCCGGATCGCACGGCCGAGCGAGAGCGAGGTTTCTTCAAGCAGCTAGCCAGGTTGGCCGGCATGTTGTTGTTCAATTCGATCTTCAATCGGAAGTAGTTGACACGAGAAATAAATTTATTTAAATTGTGGCTGTCGGCGCCTTGCCGTCACATACAGGAGAAATGAGATGAAAAAGATTGCAACCCACGATGAGATAAGCTCGGCTTTTTCTAATTTGTACGAGCTACTACAAAAAAGCGACCGCCTTGAGGCTGACGAATGCCTAGGCCTTGTCGCGCAAGCTCAAGCAGTTTGGCTAGGCGAGAGCGAAGAGGAATGCGATGAGCCCGCGAAGGAAGACTTTTTTGATAATGCATTCCCGTATGCCTTGGGCTATTGGCAAGGAAGAGCCACCGGGTTTTTTGAGAATGGCACATATGAAAACATGACCGAATATCACAAGCACCTTTATAAGCTTGGCTATGATGCCGGCGTGGCCGATTACTGCGAAATGGATATGGTGAATCCATGAATTGGATTGCGGAAGCCCTGCAAATGTTAAACGGCGCCCTGGGCCTGATAGCAATAGCGTTTTGCGTTTATTTTTTGGCGTGCATGATTATTGGAAGAGGAGATGACAAATGAAGTGGGCAATCTTCGCAGGAAATTTGGAAAAAGGGTTTTATGTGACAGGACCCTTTGATTCTGAACGAGACGCCGAGGAATACGCAAAAGATGCAATCAGGCGTTATGCGCCAAATCTTGATGTATGCAAAGTAGTCGAATTGGAACCTCCGGGAGAGTGAGTTATAATTGCAACACCCGGCAATCATGCCCTGGCAAATACAGGAGAAAAAAACATGTCAACAATAGATCAAGAGGGCCGCGCTTTTTTTGAAGGCCTAAGAAAAGAAAAAACCACCGAAACCGTAGAAATTTGGTTTGGAGAAATGGAATTTGGAAAATTTGTAATTGAAAATTCCCATGCATCGGGAAATCCGGCCACCGACGAAGGGGAGATTGTTTTAGTTCATAACATTTTCGAAAAAAAGCGCATGGATCCTGAGCGCGCAGAAGACTACGCGAACGGGGCCGACTATTTAATCCCGTCCGAGTTTCGCGGAGATATTGTTTTTTCTCGGACATTCCTGCGCAACCTGGCAGCCCGTTGAATCCTGGTCCCTGTATGGCCCGGCCGCTTGTATGGGGCCGGGTTTTTTGTTTGTTTGTGTTTTTTGTTTGTTTGTTTTATATTTCACAAACACGGCGCCGCCGTGCACATACAGGAGAAAAGAAAATGTTAAAAACCGTTGCCGCATCCGCTAACCGTAAAACCGGCCCTATCGCCGTGACATATCGCGCCGGCGAACATGAGACATTCGCGACATGCCCGAAAAGCTGCGCGCTTCACCCGGCCGGCGAAAAAGGCGCCGATCTAATCGACGCCGACTATCTCGCCGCGTTATTGGCCGCCGTGCCGCGTAATGGCCAGGCGTGGACCTATTCGCATTTCCCGGCCGAGCTGCTGCCCGTAGCGAAACCAGGCGAAACCGTGATTAATGCGAGCTGCGACAATATGCTCGACGCCGTGCTCGCGATGGACGCGGGCCGCCCGGCCGTGGTGGCCGCCCCGGCCGGGACCGATTGGGCCGGGGGCGTGGAATATCGCGGACGCCGTTTTATCCAATGCCCGGCCGAGCTCGCCGAAAATTTCACATGCGCGCAATGCGGCGGGGGCCGTCCCTTGTGCGCCCGTGCGGATCGTGATTTTGTCGTGGTGTTTGTCGCGCACGGCCCGAGCGCTAAACGGGTAGGCACGGCGCTGCCCGGTGGCTGCTATGCATCAAGCGGGCCCACGGCGATTCAATGGCACGGCACGCGCAAGGCGGGCCGCTCGGACGATTCCCAGGCGCTGCGCGATTTTGCGCGAAGCTTGCCCCCTGGGTCCTTGCTGCGCCACCATGTCGCGGGCGATATCGGGCGGGCCGCGTGATCCTTTTTCTTTTGCGGTGGATCGGCGCGCGCCAGGCGCGAGAATTGCGCAGCTTGCGCGCCCAAACAAAAACGGGTTATTATTCGCAGGCGGGAATCCTCCCGCGCTCATACAGGAGATTTAAAAATGGCACACATGATTGATCAAACAACCGGCCGCTCGGCCATTGCATACACCGGCGCCACCCCATGGCACGGCCTGGGCCAGGCCTTAACACCAGGCGCGAGCATTGAAACCTGGACGCAACAAGCGGGCCTAGGTTACACGGTCCTAGAATCGCCCGTGCTTTACAGCTCGCCCGCAGCGACTGAGCTGCAATCCTGGCCGAACCGTAAGGTTTTGCACCGCTCGGACACGGGCGCACCGCTCGCCGTGGTTTCGGACGGTTACCGGGTAGTTCAACCTGGCGAAGTTATGGATTTTTTCCGCGAGCTTGTAAGCCTGGGCGGGTTTCAATTGGAAACGGCCGGCGCGTTATCGGACGGGAAAAGGGTTTGGGCCCTGGCGAGCGTGGGCGATGCTGCGCCCGTGGTTTCGCGCGATATCGTGAAACCGTACTTGCTGCTCGGTACGAGCTACGACGGGACCATGGCCACCGTGGCGAAGTTCACAGCGATTCGCGTAGTTTGCAATAATACGATCACGGCCGCCGTGGGCGGGTACAGCAACGGGGCGCCCGTAAAAGGCGAGGCCGAAATTAATACGGGTTATTTAAAAAGCGCCGTCCGCGTATTGCATTCGGAAAGCTTCAAGGCGGACGCCGTCCGGCTGCAGCTTGGAATCGCCGCGAATGCCTGGGAAAGCTTTTTAATTAATTCTCGGCAGCTCGCCGGCCAGGGCATGGCCCCGGCCGAGGCGGACGCATTCCTGGCCGCGCTGCTTAAACCCTGGCACAGATCCGCCGGCGATGTCCGCGAGTCACGCGCTTATGGCCGCGTGCTGCAGCTTTTCAACGGTGGCGCAATTGGATCCGATATTCCAGGCGTAACCGGGACACGGTGGGCCATGCTTAACGCCGTGACCGAGCTCGTCGATCACGAGCGCGGCCGGTCCAATAACACGCGCTTAGAGTCCGCCTGGTTTGGTTCGGGCGCTGCGCTTAAATCGCGGGCCGTCGAGCTGCTAACGGCCGGCCCTGATGCATGGGAGTCCGAGCGGGCCGAGCTCGCCGCGTAAGCGCTGCAGCTGCAGCCTTGAACCCGGCCATGGCCGGGTTTTTTTATGCCTGAAACCCTGGCGCCCTGGGCGTGTTTGTTTGTTAACTCTCGCAGGGACCGGGCCGGCCGCGTATCGCAACGAGCTCGCCCGCGCCAGGCGTGGCCCTGCGCCCATTGCATCCCGTCGCGCCGGTGGGCGCCCTGGAATATCACAACCAGGCACGGGGGCCGTGGCCCGTGGGCCCTGGGCCGTTCCTGGCCGTATCGTGGCCCGTGGGCCGGTGGCCGTGAGCTGCTCGCCCTGGTAACGGTGGCCGCGCCCTGGTAACGCCTGGCCGTGGGCCGTGAGCTGCGCAGCTGCGCCCTGGTAACGCGTGAGCTGCTCGCCCTGGGCGTGCGTGTTTGTTAACCGATTCCAGACGGTGGCCAGGATCACAAACACCCCGGCCGCTATCAATGGCACGCGGACCGTGGGCCGGTGGCCATGCGCCCCGGTCCGTGGCCCGTGGCCCGTGCGCCTGGGGTAGAGTCCCGGCGGGCATTTCAGAAACAGCGAGCGCCCACTAACATCGATTCCGCAAAACGGCCCCGTGCGTGGGCTGCGCAGGCTTTAGCCCGATTTCACACAGTTTTTCCTGGCCAAAACAGAATTCGGAACTTTTTGCCGGGTCGGACTTGCAAAAGGGCCCCCTTTAGTTTAAAAACGCACTTAGCAAAAAATTTTTTGCAAATTTTTTTCGAACGGACTTTGCATGAACCAGACCGCCGCGCCGCAAGACGTAGAAGCCGAGCGCCTAAAACTTGAATTACGATTGCACCTCCTGGAAGCGCAGGAGCGAGCACAAACAAACTTTCTTGACTTCGCTAAGTACGTTTGGCCAAGTGCCATTTTGAGTGGGCACCACGAGCGTATGGCCGAGGCTTTTGATCGGATTGCCAACGGCACGCTAAAGCGCTTGATCATCAACATGCCTCCTCGGCACACGAAGTCTGAATTCGCAAGCTATCTCCTGCCTGCGTTTATCATGGGACGTAAACCGACAACCAAGATCATTCAAGCGACCCACACCGGAGAGCTTGCCGTGCGCTTTGGCCGAAAGGTCAGGGACCTCATGTCGGCGGAGAATTATCGGGAGCTTTTTTCACAGGTCTTCTTGAAACAGGACTCGAAAGCTGCGGGCCGTTGGGAGACAAGCGAGGGCGGCGAGTACTTTGCCGTCGGTGTTGGTGGTGCGATGACTGGACGTGGTGCGGATCTCTTGATCATTGACGACCCTCATTCGGAACAGGACGCGGCATCAGAGCTTGCCTTGGAAAATGCCTGGGACTGGTATTCCTCTGGACCTCGTTCGCGACTCCAGCCTGGCGGAGCTGTGGTCATTGTGATGACGCGTTGGGGAACAAAGGATCTGACTGCCAGGTTGATCAAGGCCCAGGTCTCGCACAAGGCGGACCGTTGGGAGGTAATCGAGTTTCCTGCAATCCTGCCTAGTGGTAATCCCCTATGGCCAAGCTTTTGGAAGCTTGAGGAGTTGTTGGGCGTAAAGGCGTCATTGTCCCCACAGAAGTGGAACGCCATGTACCAGCAGCAACCCACCAACGACGAGGGCGCGATTCTCAAGCGCGAGTGGTGGCAAATCTGGGAACACGAACACACGCCCAGGATTGATTACATCATCCAGTCCTATGACACGGCGTACTCTAAAAAGGAGACGGCGGACTTCTCTGTCATTACGACCTGGGGCGTGTTCTACCCCCAGGAAGATGGGGGGCCTGCCATTATCCTCCTGGACATGCAAAAGGGAAGATGGGACTTTCCTGAATTGAAGCGTAGGGCCAAGGAGCAGTATGACGAGTGGAAGCCCGATAACGTGTTGATCGAGGCCAAGGCAACCGGTGTGCCATTGCAGCAAGAGCTTCGCCGAGTAGGGATCCCTGTTACAATGTACACGCCAGGTGGACGCCGGTCAGGCCAAGATAAGATATCTCGAGCCAACGCGGTGGCCCCTTTGTTCGAGTCCGGTATGGTCTGGGCCCCGGACACTGATTGGGCGATGGAGTTGATCGAGGAGTGTGCGGCGTTCCCAAATGGGGACAATGACGACCTTGTGGACTCCACCACCCAGGCGATGATGCGGTTTCGTGCCGGGAACTTTATTAACCTTGACAGCGACTATCAGGACGAGAAAGCCAGTGAGGGGCTTGTGCCGGAGTACTATTGAGGCATAGAATTGTAGCAACTTTTCTGCTGGGGCCTTAATGGACCAAAACCTCGAAGACATTGACAGCTTGTCGGTAGCTCGTTTTGCCATGGGCGGTCCTGTTGGCCAGATGCCTGCTGCACAGCCTATCGAGGTTGACGGCCCGTTGTCCATGGCCCTTGGTGGGTTAATCGATATCGACAGTCTGTCTACCGTTGCCTTTGCTGAAGGGGGCGAGGCCAGGAGTGATGACGCGTATACCGAGGCTGAGATTGCCAGGATGCGTGAGGCGATGCAGATGGGCCAGCCTCAACGAAAAGAGCAGGAGTCTCCGACGCGACAGGCGGTCAAGCGTATTATTCCAAGGCCCACGGCCCAAGGACCACAGCAACCCCAGCAGCCATCCACTCTTGCACGGCAACAGCTCTACGCGTTACCCCCGTATTCTTTGGACATGGCTGGCAAGCTTGGCAGGGTTGGTCCTATTCGGCGTGCCGAGGGCAGCCCTGAGTATGGCGAAGTAGCGGACCAAGAACTAATAAAACAAATTGGAATCTTTGAGGCCGGAGTTCCTGGCTACAAACAAAACATTATAAAAAGACCGAGAATAGAACAAGAAGGCAGGTTGCAAATAATCCCAAGGAGCATTGAGGAGGAACCTGCTAATGCCTTTGTTGCATCTAAAAATCCTAGAGTAGTGACTTTTGATGAAGATGTCGCACAAACTGTTCCTTATGTTGCTGCCCACGAGTTTGAACACCAGTTAGAGGGGTTAGCAAATGAAAGGTATTACAGAAATAAAAACACAAAAACAGAAGCAGAAAAAACAAAAAATAATATAGAAGCGTTTATTGGCGCACAAACAAACTTTTTGTTTGAGAATTTAAAAAAGGCCGGTGTCAATGGTGGCAAGGCGGTTGATCGAATGAAGTCGGGTTTAGCTAGTCAAGAAGTAAAAAACTATTTATCAAAAAAGCTTAACTTAGGAAAAGATCAATATTTTGGTAGAATAGGGGATCAAGATCAGCCCCTTTTTGAATACATTGCGGATCTGTCTGGGATAGAGACCCACTATGGGATTGATCTAACTCAAGACCCCGTCATTAGAAAAAAGGTATTTGGTGATGACGACCGGATTATCCAAGCCTACAAATCAGTAACCGGGCTGCGGCAACAAAGACTGGATGCAAAAGACTTGCCGCCGTATACATACCAGGCACCAACAGGGAAGCTGGACTCGCTCTACAATTCACTTAAGGACTCCACAACCCGTTTCATTAGACGCGCGGAGGGCAGCCCTGAGTATGGTGAGATTGCGCAGCAGATGACTGTTGGAACGTTGCCCATGGACCAAGGGCCACAGGGGCCAAGTCTTGCAAGTCAAGGGTTAGATCTTTTGAAGCAGGCGGGTAAGACTGTGTACGGTAACTTGCGTGAGGCGGTGACGGACCCGGTTGCGTTTAATAAGCGTGCGCTTGGCAACGTTGCACAGCAACTCCAAAGTGATCCGCAAGAATTCATTATGAACTGGACCGGTGGTGGTCTGGGCGGAATCATCAAGCCCAAGGGCGGGAATGTTCTTTTGGAAAACGTGGACAAAGCGATTGCGGATCTCCGCCCTCAAAGCGGAACAGGGCATTATGCCTCTGAGTATTTAGATCTTTTGAAAAAAGTAGCCACTCCAGAGAAACTTGAATCTCTTCCTCTGGTAAGAAGAGAAGTACTTCAACAAAGAATAACGGCGGCAGAGCCGTTGGCCGCGATTGATAACTGGGTCCAAAGCAAACTTGGCAGGTATATCCGTACCGAGATGGGCAGCGAGGCAGACCCTGTTCGCAAGCTTGCCGATGAGATGAGCGAAAAGGTCCAGGCGGATTATCAAGCTGGATTAAAGCGCATCGCTAAAATGAAGGACGACATCGCCAAGGCAAAGGCTAAGGGCAAAAACACAGACGCGTCTGAGATAGCTCTGGAAGACGAGATTGATAAAGTTGAAGCAGCTTTTCAGGAAACAAGCAAACTTCCGATTCAGCTAGGCCCGTATACACATCCAGCTTTAAGAACTGGAGAGGCACGAGAAAAAGCAGGCTTTTCTCCTTTCCCGGTTTCAAAGAGTAATCTTGGCAAGCAGTGGGAAGAGGATGCAGACTCCTACTTCTTTCCGCATCGGGCAGGGGATCTTGTCGAGGCAAACTCACCGGACCTAGCGGCTAATCCATGGATTGCAAAGATTAACCCAAATGAGATGGTCTACTCTGTAAGTCCGTATGTAGGTGAGAAGCAGATGTTCCAGCATACGATTGACGAGTTAACAAACGCCCTTCGGCAAACAAACCTTCCTCCCAATTTGCGGTTAAAGCCCGAGGACCTTGAGCAGTTAAGCATTGAGAAGGCTTTCCGTCACGTCAACAAGATTAACGACTGGCGCATGCAACAACGTGCGCAAGCAAGTCTGGAAGAAGCGAATCGTGTGGCCACGACCTTTAAGGAATACCCGGATTCGCCGCGTAAGTTGAAGTGGCAGGAGCTAAAAGCACCTAGGTACGCAGAACTACCTCCTGGCTACCGCCTGGAGCAGCGCGTTTATGAGCCATCATACCCTAGATCAGTATACGACCCAGATGCTGTTTTATATGGTCCAGATGGAAAGTTGATTACTGAATTTATTGGTGACCCGACTCAATCACTTTCCGAGGCGCTTGAGTTCTTGGCAAGAAACGATCTTGAGCGGGCCTTGCAGTATGAGGGCTCGACCATGCGCCATTGCGTTGGTGGGTACTGTGACGACGTTTGGGCGGGACAGACTCGCATCTTCTCGCTAAGGGACAACAAGGGCGAGCCGCACGTAACGATTGAGACGGCGCCTGCGGACATCAGAAACAATACCCCAGCAGATTTTGTAAGGGAGCAGCCCGGTAGTCTTGGTTTGAGTAAAAAAGATCTAGAAGAATTTGAAGATTATTATAATCCAAGCTTTAAATCTGGAATAACTACAAGCGATGACAGACTAGATTATTTCAGGGGCCTTTCTAATTACATTATGAAATCCCCAGAGTTTAAGGAGTGGCTTAATTCAAAGCCTCAAGAGATCCTGCAGATCAAAGGTAAAGGCAACGCCAAGCCAAACGAGAAGTACATTCCGTTTGTTCAGGACTTTGTGACATCTGGCAACTGGAGTCGTGTAAGCGACCTGGACAATACGGACCTGGTAAAAATAAAACCCCAAATGCTGCAGTCGTTGCAAAATCGGGGAATCGATGTAAAGACGAGTGACATAGCAGGCCAGCCGCATATCACCAAACAAGGATTTAACCGTCTGGCAGATTTGCTTGGCGGAGTTGAGAAATACCCAGACTGACTTGACCAAACAGAATAAATAAAGTAAAAGGCAAAGATTATGCCCATTGACAAAATAGTTAACGAAGCCCCGTCAGAGTCCGAGCTCAAGATTGAGATTGAGCAAGAGGACATGCCGGACATTGAGGTCGTCTTGGAAGAAGACGGCAGCGCCGTGGTCGAGATCGGTGAAGACGAAGCTGAGGACGTGGACTTCTATGCCAACATGGCAGAGGTCGTGGACGAAGATGCAAGGCAAAGGATTGCCCTAGACCTGGCCGCTTTGTTTGAGGCGGACAAGTCCAGCCGTTCTGACTGGGAGATGATGTACTCCAAGGGACTAGAGTTGCTTGGTCTGCGGATCGAGGAGCGTACTAAGCCCTTCCGTGGCGCCGCTGGTGCGGTGCACCCAATGCTGACCGAGGCCATTGTGCAGTTCCAGGCCCAGGCATTTAAGGAACTAATGCCCCCAGGAGGCCCTGTACGTACACAGATCCTGGGCAAAGAGACGTTGGACAAGGCCCAACAGGCCTCCCGCGTGCAGGACTTCATGAATTACCAGATCACGACGGTGATGAAGGAGTACACACCGGAGTTTGACCAGCTGCTTTTCTACACCGGGTATGGTGGTTCGTCGTTTAAGAAGGTTTATTTTGACGAACAGATAGGCCGGATGGTGTCAAAGCTGGTCTTGCCTGACGATTTATTCATCCCGTACTACGGCTCAAGCGTCATGAGCGAGTGTCCGCGCATTACTCACCGTATTGCGATGGACGAAAACGACTTTAGGAAGCGTGTTGTAGCCGGAGAGTACCTGGATTTAGATATAAATCCGCAGGAAACGCCAGCTGACGCAAGCCAAATCACGTATTCCGTGGACAAACAGACTGGGGTTGTGGAAACAGGGGCTCCGTCTGAGATATTTTTGCTTGAGTACCACGTCAATCTGGACATTCCTGGCTTTGAGGACATGGGCGAGGACGGAGAACCCACCGGAATCAAGCTCCCGTACGTGGTAACGGTGGACGAATCCAGTGCAAAAGTGCTGGCAATCCGCAGAAACTGGGTCGAAGGCGACAAAAAGTGTTGCCGACGCAATTATTTCGTGCATTACGTGCTTGTAGAAGGCCTTGGAGCGTATGGCTTGGGCTTTGTACACCTAATCGGCGGTCTATCGAAGACTGCAACCTCTGCATTGCGTCAACTTCTGGACGCAGGCACGCTCTCTAACCTGCCAGCAGGCTTCAAAGCCAAAGGCGCACGGATCTCGGACGATGATAATCCGATCCAGCCGGGCGAATGGCGCGATATCGATGCGGGAGGCGCGGAACTTCAGTCCTCTCTCATGCCGTTGCCATACAAAGAGCCCTCGCAAACGCTATTCCAGCTCTTAGGGTTTACTGTCGAGGCAGGAAAGCGCCTAGCAAGCATCGCGGACATGCAGGTTGGTGATGGTAACCAGCAGGCAGCCGTAGGAACGACCATTGCGCTCTTGGAAAAGGGCTCCAATGTTATGTCGGCCATCCATAAGCGCATGCACTATGCACAGAAGATGGAGTTCGAGTTACTCGCCAAGGGCTTTGCGGACTATCTGCCTGACGAGTACCCGTACGATGTGCCGGGTGCCAAGCGTACGATTAAGAAAAAGGATTTTAATGAGCTGGTTGCGGTATTACCGGTCGCCGACCCCAATATTTTCTCGACTGCGCAGCGTATTACGCTGGCTCAGACGCAACTCCAGTTAGCCCAGACTGCTCCGCAGATGCACAACATGTACGAGGCGTACTACCGCGTGTATGCCGCCTTGAACGTGCGTGACATTGACGGAATTTTGCGACCGCAGAACACCCAGATGCCCAAGGACCCGGCAAGTGAGAACGCAGACATCCTGGACGGGATGACTCTGAAGGCGTTTGCTGGCCAGCAGCATGACGCGCACATTGCAAGTCACCTGATGATGGGGTTATCCCCAATGGTGCAGGCCCAGCCGATGGCCGCGATGGAGCTACAGAAGCATGTCTTGCAGCACGTACGGATTAAGGCCGAAGAGGACGTCGAGGCGGAGCTCTACATGCAGTACGGCAAGGATCCTGACCGCATGGTCTCGGCCATTCAGAAGGAAGGCATGGTCGCAATTAAGGTGGCGCAGTACATGCAAGAGGTTCGTACGCTCCAGGGCCAGTTGTCTGGTGGCGAAGGCGGAGATCCGGTGGTAGCGCTCAAGGCCGAGGAGTTGCGGATTCGCGACGAGGACAATAAGCGCGATAACGCAGTCGCCCAGGAGCGTTTGAAGTTAGACTCCATGAAAGCCGCGCAGACTGCACAAGCCAACCAGGCTAGGGTAAACTCGCAGGAAAACATTGCCCAGCTTCGCGCCAACATCGCGCGTGAGCGGGTTGCACAAATGAACCAACAGGCCATTCGCCGGACCAACGAAAGGAAACCAAATGCCGCTTAAGAAGGGTTCCAGCCAAAAAACTATCTCTACCAACATTGGAGAGCTAGTACGCACTTTTAAAAAATCCGGTAAGATCGGCACCAGTAAGCCCAAGAGCAAGGAAGCTGCTGTAAAGCAAGCGGCAGCGATTGCCTACTCAACGGCCGGCAAAAGTCGCAAGATGAAGTCAGGGGGCAGTGTTCAAGGTCCGTTCATGGAGGTCCTTCGTAAGGACGCCAAGAAGAAAACTAAAATTTACTAGGAGTTAGACATGCCCATGTACCGTAAGCCAACTGCTAAAGAGCGCGCAACCATTCAAAAAGCTCGCGAAAAGACCGTGCAAGGAATGGAAGGCGAGAAAGACCTTTTGTCAAAGATCTCGACAACCTCGGCTAAGGCCGCTCGTGACATGGCCAAAGAGGGCCGCAAGATGATGGAATCGGTCCCTGCAGAGGCTCGGGCCTATGAGGCTGAAGAGGGTAACCCTGGCGTTGGAACGTACGCCAAAGGCGGTCTGGTGACCTCCAGAGGCCAAGGTAAAGTAGTTCGCTCCAAGAAAACAAGAATCTGTTAAGAATTTAGTGCCTTTCAGACGGTGGCCAAAACCGTCTGCTACTCCATGGAATATTAAACCATGCTTGAATTTGCAGAAGCGGTATTAAAAGAAATTAGAAAACTGCAGCATGACTCTGAGGCCATAGTGTTGGCCGGGACGATCTCCGACATGGAGCGTTACCGGTTCATGATGGGCCGCCTGGAAGGCATAAGACTGTGTGAGGACATTGTCAAGAGCTTGTTAGACCGTGTTCAAAAAGACAATTTTTAACCACCAGGAGGCCATATGGCATTAACAGCACTTGAAGAAAAATGGCAAAAGGAGGCGGAAGAAACGGGTCCAACCCTTGACGACGCCTATGACGCCGACGGTAATTTTGACCCAGATAAGGTGTCGGAATCAGTCATCGACCGCATACCCAAGCCAACCGGCTGGCGTATTGCAATTCTGCCTTACCGTGGTTCGGAAAAGACCAAAGGCGGGATTGTCCTGGCCGAGGAAACCCAGAAAAAGACGCAGTTGGCCACGACCTGTGGCTATGTGTTGCGTATGGGGGACCTTGCCTATGCGGATCAGGACAAGTTTCCCACCGGCCCGTGGTGCGCGGAAGGTGACTGGATCATCTTCGGCCGTTATTCGGGCTCTAGGATTCAGATCGATGGCGGAGAGATCCGCATTCTGAACGACGACGAGATTATTGGCGTGGTCAACAAACCCGAAGACATTCTTCACATGTAAGGAGGCGGTATGAGTCAGGAACAGTTGGAATTTAAGATTGGAGAGGATGAGGAACCGGCAACGGTTGAGCTCACCGAGGGCGACAACGGGGTAGAGGCTAAAATTGCCGACGAAGTACCACCTCCTGCCGTAGAAACCGAGTCTTCTGCACCGCAACAAGAGGCCAAGCCGGAAGAAGAGCTTGCCGATTACAGCGACAAGGTCAAAAAGCGCATCGACAAGATGACGGCAAAGCTTCGCGAAGCTCAACGCCGTGAGCAGGCGGCCTTGGAGTACGCCAAGCAGGTTCAGGTTCACGCCCAGCAGCTGCAGCACCGTTTCCAGCAGACGGACAGCCAGCGCCTGGGAGAAGCCAAGACCCGTGTTGAGACTCAGGCCTTGGCCCTAAAGCAGATTATCAAAAAAGCCAAGGAAGAAGGCGACATTGACACCGAAACTGAGGCCCAAGAGCGTTTGACGCAGATTTTGTTTGAGCAGCAGCAGATTCGCCAGGATCAGGAAAGCCGTCAGCCGGCCAAACAAGTACAGCCAGTGCAACAGCCTGTCTACCAGCAGCCTTTATACCAACAGCCAGCCCAGCCGGTCGTTGACGAGCGGGCCGAGCAGTGGGCCGACGAGAACCCCTGGTTTGGTGAGGACGTGGTCATGACAAACGCTGTAAAAGGCATTCATTTGCAGCTTGTGACCAGGGAAAACTTCAATCCGCGCTCAGAAGATTATTATGAAGAGCTAGATCGTCGCATGAAAGACTTGTTTCCTAACCGAATTAATGGTAATAAAGAGCCTGCGACACAAAATATCAGAGCCAACAGACCCGTGCAAACTGTTGCGCCTGCATCCCGGTCGTCCGGGGTAAACAATGCACGCCGCACCGTTAAGCTCACGCCGAGCCAGGTTGCGATTGCTAAAAAACTGGGTGTTCCTCTAGAGGAATATGCCAAATACGTGAAGGAGTAAGACATGGTTGACCAAGTTGAAGTACCTAAATTAAATCGCAGCTCACGCACAACTGAAACACGTGCCGCCACTGCGCGCCGTAAACCTTGGGCTCCTCCTTCGAAGTTGGATGCGCCTCCTGCGCCTCCAGGCTTCAGGCACCGTTGGATTAGAAAGGAAGCAAACGGATTTGACGACCGCAGCAATGTGTCGGCAAAACTCCGTGAGGGTTATGAACTCGTCCGCGCAGATGAGTACCCTGAGTTCCACTCTACCTCGGTAGATGACGGCCGACACACCGGCGTAATCGGTGTGGGAAGCTTGTTGCTTGCAAGAATTCCTGAAGAGACGGCAGAAGAGCGACGTGCATATTACCGGGACAGAACAACGGACCAATTAAAGGCTGTCGATAATGAGTTGTTAAAAAGCAACGCCCACGGGTCGATGCGTATTAACAGCCCGGATCGACGATCAAAAACGACATTCGGCGGACCAAAGTCTGACGAATAAATTAAAGGAAAACTGAAATGGCTAACACAAATAAAGCCTTTGGTTTTCGTCCCGTCGGTAAAGTTGGAAGCAACTACGACAACGAAGGCCTAACGCAGTACAAGATCTCCAACAACTATGGTACCGCCATTTATCAGGGCGACTCCGTCAAGTTGTCTGGTGGTTATTTGGCAATTGCCACAACCGGCGCTGCAATTGTAGGCGTTTTCCAGGGCTGCTACTACGTGGATCCCACGACCGGCAAACCCACTTGGAAGAACTACTACCCCGGCAGCATCGTCCAGGACGGCATCGTTGCCCTGGTTAACGACGATCCTAACGCTGAGTTCTTGGTGCAGTGCTCCGGCATCGCAGCAGTAACCTGTGTTGGACGCAACGCTGACTTGGATACCGCTGTAGCAGGTAGCTCAACAACTGGTCAATCTGGTCAGCAAGTTGGCGTTCCCGCTACTGGTAATGCTACGTATCCGTGGAAGGTTGTTGGCGTTTCCACCGTTTCTGGTGAAGACGACGTAGCTTCCGCTTATGCTAACCTTATCGTTATCCCGAATAACCACCTCTACAAGGGTGGCACGGGTACTGCAGGAGTTTAATCATGGCAATTACACGTGCACAACTAGTTAAAGAACTCGAGCCCGGATTGAACGCCCTGTTTGGTCTGGAATACAAGAACTACGAGAATGAGCATACTCAGATTTACAGCGTCGAATCTTCTGACCGCGCGTTTGAAGAGGAAGTAATGGAATCTGGCTTTGACTCGGCACCTGTGAAGGCTGAAGGCGCTGGCGTGCAGTACGACACCGCGCAGGAAGTCTACACGGCTCGGTATACACACGAGACCATCGCACTGGCTTTCTCCCTGACCGAAGAGGCAGTGGAAGACAACCTGTACGACCGTCTTGCTGCTCGTTATACCCGTGCCTTGGCTCGTTCCATGGCTCAAACCAAGCAGATCAAGGCCGCTTCCGTTCTGAACGGCGCTTTCACCACCTCCACCGGCGGTGACGGCAAGCCTCTCTGCGCAACTGACCACCCGACCTTGTCCGGACCGGATCTCCGCAATGAGCTCTCTACCCCGGCCGACCTGTCGGAGACGTCCCTTGAGCAGGCGCTGATTGACATTGCTGCGTTCACCGACGAGCGTGGCTTGAAGATCGCTGTTCAGGGCCTGAAGTTGATCATCCCCAAGGAACTCATGTTTACGGCTGATCGCATCCTGAAGTCCACGCTGCGTGTTGGTACTGCAGACAACGACATCAATGCCATCAAGAACATGGGCATGGTTCCCCAGGGCTACTCGGTTAACCATTATCTGACCGATCCGGATGCGTTCTTCATCAAGACCGACGCTCCTAACGGAATGAAGATGTTTGAGCGTGTTTCGATGAAAACTGGTTTCGAAGGCGACTTCGACACCGGCAACGTCCGCTACAAGGCTCGTGAGCGCTACAGCTTCGGCTTCAGTGACCCACGTGGCATTTTTGGTTCACCAGGTACACCCTGATAAACCAGGTGCAAGAAGAAAACCCCAGCCCAAAAGGTTGGGGTTTTTTATGCTTGACACAACAGCAAATACGGCGTAAAAAGATGGTATTCCGGGGTCCCCGGTGCGTTTGACTAGTCCCGGCTAGACGTCATGCAGACAACCGCACCTAACTCGCATGAGAGGATATTTCAATGTCTACGACCACGTTTTCTGGCCCAGTAGTATCTCAAAACGGCTTCCAAACAACAATTACTGACACTTCTACTGGTGCAGCTACATTTAATGCCAGCACAACCGAAGTCACAATGACCGGTGCAGGTGGTGTTGGTGGACGTACTCTTTTCCAATTAAATGCTAATGCTGCTTTGGGTTCATTCACAAATGCGTTAAAAGCAAACGTCGTTTATGGTGCTACTGGATCTACTTCTGGCTTAGGTTCAGCTTTTGTTGCTGAATTGACCCTATCGGCTGGCACAACCACTGGTACTTA